TGAGCTGCGTCCAGATCTGCATCCAGTCGCCGTACTGGCGGTCAATGCGCTGGCCGCCGATCTCGAGCTCGACCGTCTTGATGAGGCGGTGGCCCACGAAGTTGAGCCAGCGGAAGCGAGCCAGGTTCGCCGAGGAGTTGTTGACAAGGTCCACCGCGGGGAGCACCACCTGCACGTACGTGCGGTACATGAGGTCCGCGTTACGGTTGATAACCGCCGTCACGCGCTTGTTGAAGTCCGCCTGGCCGTTGAACGTCACCTCAATGGACTCCATGGCGAAGTTCGTATGACGCTTGTAGAGCACCTTCCAGAACGTGATCTGGGGGTTGCCAGAGATGTAGATGTCCTGCGCACCGTACGAGACGAGCTGAAGCAGACCACCACCCATGTTGTTATGTTCCTCGGCAAGACAATTTTTTTCCCACCTACACGCTGGCTGTATGTATGAAAAAATGCGCGTTTATGCTGTGAGTTGCAACGAGGGTCGCGCTGACCGTCTTCGGGCTGCCGCCGCGCCACTGAACCTCGACATCGAAATTGTTCCGTCACCCCTGAAGGACGACATCGAAGTCATCCGCCGAGGATGGCGGATCTTCGAAAAGGAGTTGTCGTATCCCACGGGGTTGGCTGCAACGATCGGACATATCCGTGCGATGCAGCGCCTCGTGGACTCCGGAGACCCTCTGGGCATCATCGTTGAAGACGATGTGCGTTTTCACAAGAACTTCAACACGATTGTGGAGACACTCGCTCCTCTCTTGCAGACAGGTGAGTACGACCTCCTCTCCCTTGGCTTTGTGAACCTGCCTCACGGACCCTTTCGGGATGTGGGTGGAATCGAAGTCAGCTGTCACCAGGTCCCCCTGTCCAACCCCTGGGGCGCCCAGTGTTACATGATTACGCGGGAGTATGCCACGTATTTTACAGAACGCTGTTCGAAGGACGACCTGTCCGAAACCTACCACGGTAACTTCGTGACGGACTGGGTCATCTTTGATACACCCTGCCGTCGTCTGACCACACGATTTCCGTATGCTCTGGAAGCACCCGACGAACAGTCGATTGCGGGAAGCAGCAACAAACCCAATCTATGGTTGGACGTCAAGTCCGAAGACTACTGCCTATAGGGTGAGATGGTCCAGTCCCGCACGAATATAGCACGGACGACACAGGGCCTCATACCGATCCGCACCACCGATCAAGATCTGCTGATCGGGGGGACCGGCCAACCGATGCGTAAAGGATGCCTCGTTCCCGTTCGCGCACCGACGACACAGTGCCTTCAACATCTCCACCGTATCCGCCATCGGGATACAGTCCAGAATCTGCCCGAACGGACGGCAATCCGCATCACCCGAAAGTCCGACCACGTACACATGCTTCTCCTCCGAGTACACCTGGTGGGTAACAAAGGACAAAAGATCGGGGAAGAACTGTGCCTCCTCCACAATAATCACGCGCGCCTCCGCCAGCAACTGCGGATAGATGTCCATCAAACGATCGGACACAAGGCAGGGTGTCGTACCCAAGTCGTGTGTCACCACGAGACTGGGGTCATAACGATTGTCGATGCGGGGTTTGATAACCACGCAAGGCATATCAATGGAGGCATACCGGGATGCCAACTGAAGGATACGCGTGGACTTGCCCGAGAACATCGGACCGATAATGACGGAAAGAGACATTATTACTTATGCACGCCGGGTGTGAAAACGACGATGCGGATTCTGCCCTGAAACTCTTGACTGTCCTCAACACAAAGCACGGCGATGCCTGGGTATCTGCATGCCCTTGCCTCTCGGATCGGTGCGGTCTTCCAACCCAGTGCAATAGCACCTCGCCCGCCTCCCGAGCAAGGCCGTAAGACACCGATGACCGTTCTTCCGACACCCAGACCGACTGAACCCAAGGAGGTGAAGGTCGTCCTCACAAGTTAAAAATTGTTTTGTGTTTTGATGTACGGTCCACTTACTCCAGGACCATCCGGGGCGTGATATGCATCGCCTCCAACTCCTGCATCCACAGTTTCATCGCGTACGGCAGAGTCTTCTGCACGAACTCCGTACGATTTCCACACGTTCCACATGAGAAGATACCTGCCTCCTCGTTGACAATCGCGAGGGTCCCACACGTCTTACAGATGCCCGTCGGAAACGGATCCGACACATCCATGAGACGCTCCTTCGTAAACGCCGCCACACCGTGCGAGAGCATACAATCACGCTCCATCTCACCCACCCGCAGACCACCATCACGCGACCGACCCTCACACGGCTGACGCGTCAGAGACACAATCGGACCACGCGCACGAGAATGCTTCTTGTCGATCACCATGTGCTTGAGGCGCTGATAGAAGGTCGGACCCATGAAGATCTCAGCCTGCATCATCTCACCCGTCTGACCGTTGTAGAGGATCTCATTGCCATACGGATGGTAGCCCAGATCCAGCATGTGCGCCTTGAGCTCATCGATCTTGAGATGACTGTACGGCGTGCCGTCACCCAGCGTACCCCGTTGGACGTTGATCTTGCCAAACACGTTCTCCATCAGTTGCGCGATCGTCATGCGCGAGGGAACGGCGTGGGGGTTCATGATGAGGTCGGGACGCAGACCAGACGCCGTGAAGGGCATGTCCTCCTCCTCTAGGAGCATACCCACCGTACCCTTCTGACCGTGGCGGGACGAGAACTTGTCGCCGATCTGAGGGATACGCTCCGAGACCACGCGCACCTTTATGAAGGGGTAACCGTCGCTGTTCTTGTCCTGCCACACCCCGTCGATTCGGCAGGCTTCGGAATTTTTATGCGTAGTGGAGGCATCCCGATAGGAATACCCTGCGGTGTCATTTCGGAGGTTGACGACCTTTCCGATGACGACGTCGTTCTCTTGCAAGGTCGAGTGCAGAATTGGTATACCATTCTCGCCAATCGCCCCATATGAGGTATTCTTGTACTTACGTGTATTATGTTTCATCGGACGAGCGAACTTCTCCTCCCGACCCGACGCCACATTCCGGTGCTCCTCGTCCTTATACATCGTGTAGTACAGACCGCGCATGAACCCGCGACGAATGCTTGACTTATTCATGATGATGGAGTCCTCCTGGTTGTATCCGCCATAGCACGCAATCGCCACAATCGCATTCATTCCGTAGGGCATCTCGTGCATCTTGAGGATATTCATGGACCGCGTCTCCACAAGCGGCCGCGTCAGACTACACAGGAGGTAGCCATTCTTGTCGAGACGCTTGGCGTAGTTGCCCGCATAGACACACATCGACTGCTTACCCATCGCCGACTGATAGGTGTTACGGGGCGACTGATTGTGATCCGAGAGCGGGATGCTACTTGCCATGTGCCCCACAATCAGACTGGGGTGAATCTCGTAGTGCGTGTGACCCGGCGCTACGGCATCGCGAGAGAAGGCAATCCGCAACGTCTCCGTCTCCGAGGCATCAATGTACTCGACACAGGCATCCATCCAATCCTTCCACGTCGAGTTCTTCGCCGGAAACGCCCGACCCACCCGGAAGACGGGGCGCACCAGACGACCCGCATCCGTCTCAATGATGATCGTGTTTAACAGGGTGTACCAGGCAATCGAGATGTGCGGGTGCAAACGGAAGGAGTGCTTGCCTCCCCGAAGTCGGATCATCAGATCGTTGGGTACCTTGGTGTACCCGATGATGACGCCGTTGAGGGTCACGGCGGTGCCCTCGTACACGCCCGCCTTCGTGATCCACTGCAACTTGCCCTCGTCCTGGAGGAAGTGCAGAACCGTGCTGCTCGGAATGTGCTGCGTGACGGACGTCAGCAGGCTCATGTTCTTGACGATACCCACCGAGTGACCCTCTGGCGTCTCCACCGGGCAGATGAAGCCCCACGAGGTACCGTGCAGCTTGCGAGGGGCGAGCAACTTGCCCGACTTCTCCACTGGCGTCTGGATGCGCCGAAGATGGCTGAGCGTGCTCGTGTACGACATGCGCGCCAGAACCTGCGAGACACCCACCTTCGTCGCATTCGACAGTGAGGTCGAACTGGACGTCCCCAGACCCTGGACCGTGAAGTTACCCGTCGCCAGAGCCTGCTTCAGCTTGCCCTCAATCGTCGAGAGCTTGAGAACCTTGTAGAGATTGTTGATGTTGAGAATATCCAGCGGGCGCGGCGCATCGCCCTTCTTCCAGCTGTCGTTATTGACCTCCTGGACGAACTCGTTACGCGTGTCGTTACACACCTTCTGGAACAGCTGGCGAAAGAGGTGCGTCAGCAGGGCACCCGTCGTCACCACGCGCTTGTTCGGGTAGGCATCGCGGTCATCCAGAGGAATCTGACCCTGATCCGTGAGAAGCAGGCGCCGGATCATCGAGCCCGTGAGAAGAGCCTTGCGCGCATTGTGGACCTCCAGAGTGACCTGCTCTCCTGCAAAGCGAACGTGCGGGAGGTACTCGGTCGTCAGCAACTGGCGCACGTACGCACACTTATCCTCCTGGTTCGTGCCGTACTGCAGGTGGTTGGAGAGATAGCGAATCGCATCATCCTGCGTAATAACATTCATCTGCGAGCAATCGTAGAACGAGGCAGCAAGAAGTTCGGCGTGGGCGTCCGTCGTGGATCCCCAGACCAGGTTGGCAACCTCCGCGTCGGAGACAATACCCAGAGCACGGAAGTAGACCATCACAGGAATGTCCTCGCGGAATCTAGGGACACAGGCCATCAGAGGATACCCCAGACCATTGAACTTCGTCGACAGCCGAATCTCCAGCTTCTTGGGTGGCATCGTGAAACTCTCGTGCAGAGACTTCATCTCCACCGAGTACGAGTGCTTGGACGAGGTCTTCTTGCTCTGGAACACCATGATACGATTGTCTGCCACCTTCTCCTGGCAGAGAATCGTACGCTCCGAACCGTGGATGATAAAGTAGCCCAGGGGATCGTGACCGCACTCGCCGTACTCTTCCAGAGACAGGGGATAGTCCTTGAGGAGGCAGAGAGACGATCCCAACATCACGGGGAGCTTGCCGAGAGAGATGCCCTCGAAGACACGGAACTCCTCGTCGTAGGTCTCGTAGTTGTCGCCCTTGTACGTGCGGGCCGTGAAGCGGACATCGGCATACATCTGTGCGGCATAGGTGAAGTTACGGACACGCGCCTCCATCGGAAGCATCGGCTTGACCCGACCCGTGGCCTCCTGAATGCGAGGCTTCGTATAGGTGACCTTCTCAAAGGACAGGCGAAACTCGTACTTGTACTTCTTGAGGGTCTCGTGCTGCTCGTGCCACACCGTGATCGGTGCCGTCGACTGAATGATGAGTGGAAGCTTGTTGCGAAGAAAGTCCTCGAAGGAATCGATCTGATGATCGACCAGACGACGAACACCATTGACGAAATACGAACGCACCGCGTCCCACTCAGAGGACTCAGAAGAATCTGGTGATGACATGGTATCCATATGGTCGAACGGTAGGTGTAAATAATATTGTTCGTTTTGACAAGAGAGGTGTATGCCTGGAGAGTTCAAGGTCGTGAAGATTGGAAACAATACAAATACGGCACCCCCACCTCCCCCACCCAAGGTTGCTGGCAAGAAGGTCACAAAACTCCGCCAGACGCGTCGCAAGAGCATGAAGACCTACCCTCGTGGAATCATCAAGGGGACTCGTGCAAAAACGGCAAAGTTCGAAGCCGTTCGTGATCCCGCCAAACCCCCGCCGCTCTCCAAGTCGTCGACCTTGCGGATCCTCACGGAGAAGGGTGCCGAGCACAAACGCCAGAGTATTCGGAAGACGGTCCGTAACATGAGCGATGGTAAGGTGAAGCAAACCCTGCGCGCCTCGGGATATCCAGTGTCCGACAAGACGCCCCCCGAGATTGCTCGCCAAATCCTCGAGGGCGGTGTGGAAGCTGGTATGATTGTCGCGAAGTAAGATAATGACGACCGTCTGGGGTCCCCTTGGGTGGATGACCCTGCATTCTGTTGCCACCTCGTATCCGGAGACTCCTACCCAGCAAGAGCGCGAGCTGATGCGCTCCTGGTTGGATATGTTTCGCGACACCATCACCTGTCCGAACTGCCGCGAGCACTTCACGAACCTGCTCGACAACTACCGCGCCAAGTACCCAGGTATGCTGAACTCCCGCAACGACTTTGCCATGTTCTCTTTCCGGGCCCACAACGACGTGAATCGTCGTCTCTCCAAACCGATCTACGCAACCGTGGCAGAATGCATGGAGACACTTCGTAAGAACGTCGAGCATCGGACGGCAAAGAACTACCGCGCCTCCTACCTCAACTACATTCAACGGTACTTTCGAACCCTCCGGGACGCAACGGGAATCGCTGCACTTCGGAAGATTATGGAAATGTCTAAGATCGAAAATGACTACGTGTCTTCGCGGGACACAAACTTTGCTGTTGAACTCCCCGAGACAAACGTGATCCTTCCCTACACGGTTCTGAATACCACGCCGAGTGAACCCGTGCGGACACCGATCATCTCACGTGGAGCGCCACCGCTCGGGCGCCTCCGCTTGACGGCAGGCGGTATTCGGATACAGCGGTGAGAGTATCCCCAGGCAGCGAAATATACGGATCGCACTCCCACGTGAATCGACGCATCCACGGATGCCTCGTGTCTGTTTCTTCGTTATACATCTCATCGATATACCGCGGCTCCAATCCCGTGGCCCGCAAGGATGTCACGGGCAAGATAAACTGTAACTGATCTTCAATCGTAAACTGCGGGGTCGGATGATCCCACACAAAGGACACCTCCTTCTCATAGTCATCCAGAGTCGTCAGCAAGGGCGCCTCTGGATACGGATAGACCCACATCCAATCGAGCACCTCCGAGGTCGTGAAATAGTGATAGGTCCAGGCGTAGGTCTTCCAAAACGCATGCACGACTGGCGCCCAATCGATAACTCCATCCATCAAATGAACGCCTATGCGTTGTTCGATGGCATGACCGTCAACCGAAACAAGACGACGATCGCTATCCTTGACGCGTTTCATCAGCATTGCCTTTTCATCCTTTGATGGGGCGGCCTTGTCGGCATAGTACAGGGCACGCGCATATCCATCCTCGCGCAAGGAGAACATAGCCAGATTCGGCATAAAGTCGTTTCCAAACGACAACAACGAGGTCTTGACATAGGCATCCTTCTCCATCGGCAAGACCGAGACCAGGGCGTTGACGCGGATCACCGAGTACTCGTCGTTCTCCTGCTCTCGAAGAATCTGGATATTTCCGAGATGACTTTGGGCGATACTAATGAGAACCAGGTCGGCATCCAGTCCGTAGATACAGATATCCTGGTTCGCAGGCAGAGTCCAGAACCACCGAAACATCTTGTGCTCGCCCTCGCCAGGTTCCAAGGTATCCGAGATCTCGGCGTTCGGAAACACCAGACGCAGCGTATCCGCCAACTCCCGCATAAAGGGCGTGCCAGGCGAGATCTGGTGCTTGTCGAAGAGCGAGGCCGAGTCTGGAATACGAAAACGGCGGTAGCGCTGCTGGACCATCTTTGCCATCGGGACCAGACCATCAAAGGCAATGTAGACTCGCGAGGCATGAACGGTGGTCTGCAAGAGATGATGCAAGGCAACCACAATACTTCCGATCGGGTTCTCGGGTTTGAGGTATCGATGGATAAAGCAGTTGAAATCAATCGCCACGACGTGAGCCGTGATGGGGGTGGTTCCCTCGACGTTCTTGTGTTTCTTCAGGATGGAGGCTACGTAATAGGGGATACCCATTCAACTGAGGATACTACGCCCAATATTCGTAAGCGATTGCAAGCGATTGTATGTGAATGTAACAAGGATGTTGGAAGCGTTTATCCTGCTCGCCTGTGTGGTCTTCTTCATGTACATGTGGTCTCGTCCGCCGATGTTTGTTCCGCCGCAGACAGGAGGTTCTGGATGCAACGCCTGCAGTAAGAGCAAAAATGTTGCGATTGACTAAATGAGCACGATGTCTGGTGAGGAACCGACCAGTCTGGTGAACACGGGTGGTTCGCCTCGTTGCCCTCCTGGGAAGATTCGTCGCAGCGGGTACACCGCCACGCGTCGCGCCAAGGGACTGTTCGGCAAACTCCGTGGCACCAAGTACACGGTCAAATCCTCGTGCGTCAAGGACGTCGGTAAGTCGGGTCATGGGACGGCTCTGATTGGGCCGCTGAAGAAGGGCGACCTGAAGGATGTCGGGTACGAGCACACAAAGAAGGCAGCGTCGCGGCACGAGGCACTGGCGAAGGCGGTTGCGCGGTACGGGCGCCTGTCGACCCTTCGCAAGTTGAATGCGATTGCGACTCTGACGAAGAACACGGCCCCCACGCGTTCGATGACGTATCGTACGGACCGCAACTATGTCATCAAGCACTTCTAACGCGCACAGCAGATTTAATGTCAATCTAATACAATGGCTCGGAAGTTTCGTGTTCCGTCGTGGGCGTACCTTGTGATTGGCGCGTTTGTTGTCGTGGGACTGCTGTATGCCCTTGTTCCTAGCACGATTGTCCCCGTGTGCCCTGGATCTCTCATCTACTGCCCGGGTGTGGGGTGCATCTCGGGACAGGACAAGTGCTTTGCGGGAGAGAAGGGCGGACCGACTCGTGTGTTCTCGCACGAGACCTTCACGCAGTGGCCTGGCAAGGACTATCGTGCTACGCCCCCCGAGTACAAGGAACACTTTGTGGATAAGAAGTGCCCAGACGGAACGCGTTCCGACGGACCGTGCTTGATGGAATTTCCTACCTTTTAAACAATGAAGAACACTGGACTCAACTCGATACCCTCTGTCCGCGGACAGGTCTTTAATCTCACAGTCAATCTCGTCTGCATCGGGATTTTCTATGTGTTTCTGGGTGCCTTTGTGTCCTATTGGTTGTCGAAGATGTTCCCGAAGTTCGACGAGGAGTGGGAGAAACGCCCGAACTGGGTTCAGCTCGCGGACGTTTCCACTGAGATCTCGATCATTGTTATTGTTGCGTTCTGGTTGACGTACCTCGTCCACTCGTACATCCCGATCCTGCCCGTCAGCACCCAACTTGAGGGGTACATCGAGTCGTTTGGCGGGCAGATGATCTTCGTGTATGCCGTGTTCGTGTTTATGGATACGCTGGACGACAAACTCAAGCACGTGTTCCAAGATTTTTTCGGGTGAAGTAATAAAATGTGGTTCTACCTTCTGACGACGGCGCTCACGTTCTTCCTCCTCACGCCCGGCATCCTCGTCCGCCTGCCCCCCGGAGGGTCGCAGACGACGGTCGCGGCGACGCACGCCATTGTGTTCGCGATCGTCCACAAGCTGGTGCACGCGTACGTGCTCAAGAAGTACTAAATAATTAGAGCATACGCGCATCACGTGTAACAAACTGCGTCTCCATCTTCTCAGGGTAAAACACCTCGTTCATCACCTTCCGCACAATCTCCACCTCAAAGGGCTTGCACGAAAACACATCTAGGTACATATCGTTCGACTCCTCGACGAAATGTGCGCAGATATTCGACGTCTCGATCAGCTGGACGAGCGTGTATCCCTTCTTGTTCCCCGTTCCAAACATGATCACCTGCGGCTCGCCGTAGGCCACCATGTCAATCTCCTGGACCAGACGCCGAGAGAAGCCACGGATGATGTCCGCTGACCGAATCGCCGGAGCGAGGCAGTTCTTCGCATTCACCATCACGTGATATCCCCAAGGCGTCATGTATATGTGTTTGGTGGTAGCCTCTCACTAAATCGCTTGTCGCATCAAGAATAATGGGTGGGCGGGCGTCCAAGGACATGGCCCTTGCCTTCGTCGTCTTCAACCCCGCCCAATCCAAACGCCTCATGATGAATTACCTCTATGTTGCCAACCTCTACCGGGCGCACGGGTTTCCCGTCTACACAATGGAATTGGTGTTTGATGATCGTGAACCCGAGATCCCCGACGCCTTTCATGTGCGGGGCAGGTCTCACATGTTCCATAAGGAACGACTGTGTCGCCTTCTCGAGAAACGGATTCCGCGGCGCTTCACCAAGATTGCCTTTTTGGATGCCGACGTGATCTTTGACTATGTGGAGTGGTACGAGGAGACCTCGAAACTCCTGGATACGCACGATGTGGTCCAACCCTTTGAGAACGCGCACTGGATGACGCTCTCCTATAACGAGGTTGAACTGAGCCGTCAGACGGTTCTGCATATGAACGGACCGACCTGGGACTTCAAGTACCACCCAGGCTTTGCTTGGGCCTTCCGTCGGGATTGGTATCGCAAGTACGGATTCTTCGATTGGGCCGTGTCGGGGAGCGGGGACACGTTATCGACCGCCCAGTGGCTGAAGAAACCCTTCCCGAAAGACTTCAAGTCCCTGCCGCGGTCCTTGCGCTTTGTCTACAAGGAGTACACCGAGCACCCTCTGCCCCGTATCACCTACCGCCCAGGGGATATCTATCACCTGTACCACGGCTCGCGGAAGAACCGTCAGTACTCGGAGCGACACAAGCTCCTCGAGGTGTCGCAGCACATCGAGGAGATGATCGAGTTGAACAAAGACGGGGTGTACGAGTGGAAAGACCCCAAATGGAATGCGGTGTTTCTCGACTACTTCAAGAACCGTTTTGACGATGACGCATAAGCGCATAAGCGCATAGGCGTTTAATTGTTATAAAACCTATACCCGACAACAACAAATGTCTGTTGTCCCGGTTGTTACGGCTGACGAACTTCGCAGGATGTCGCCCGAGCGTGTCCAGCTGGAGGCCAAGCGGATGTGGGCCGAGGCGATCCTGGAGATCGTGCACACGAAGGTCCTGCTTGCGGCGCGGGAGGGGAAGACCTCGTACACGGCAACCATCACGCATACCCGCGAGCCCGCCGATCAGAAGATGGTCGAGATCCTGATCGATATCACGCGGTCCACCTTCCCGGGTGCTCGGGTCATCTACAGCGACTCCTTCGGTCTCACGATCGACTGGGCGCAGTATTAATAAACTTCGAAAAAACGAAACCGAAATCGATTTTGCTCGTAGGGACTCACAGGTAAAATGGACTTCATCAAGGAGTTTATGGAAAAGCGGGGTGCGACGCGGGCCGACCAGGGTAATCACAGTGTGTTTTGGGTGGACGTTGAACATTTTAACGAGTTGCCTATCGAGATGTGGCAGTACAACCGCCCGGCAGATCAAGATCGTGTGAAGGAGATCCATGGGTGGATGAACCAGTCAAAGCGAATGGACGGGATCATCTACCTCGCGCATCAGAAGAACAAGCTTGTCTGTTACGAGTCCAACCACCGCCGGGAGGCACTGAAGGGTCTAGAGGGTATGCACCCGATCCTGGTCGATATTCTGTGGAACGCCAACAACGATACGATCAAGGATGAGTTTGTGCGAATCAACAAGGCAGTCTCTGTCCCCGAACTCTACGTCGAGAACAACCCGATGGAGTTCGTCGACGACATTCAGAACCTTGTGAAGAAGTTCTGCGAGCGGTACAAGAAGCTCAAGACCAATACGGATCGGCCTCAGCGCCCGAATTTCAACCGTGACATGCTGACGAACGAGTTCACTCGGATTGTCAAAGAGAAGGGTGTCGACGTGGAGACACTGGCACAGCGCCTTGAGACTCTGAACGCGGAGTTGTCCCGGCGTGATCGGTCGAAGCTTCCTCCCAAGGTGCTTCAGAAGTGCGAGGAGTCGGGTCTCTGGCTCTTCGCGTGGTCGTCGAAGTTGGACATCTGATCAAAACGAAAGTAGTTTCAGTAGGTCCATGACTTCTGTTCCCTACAGACAACAGACAGATACAGAATGCCTACCTACACAGATATTGCCCGCGCTGCCGCTCTCCTCGGTGTTCGCGAGGTGAAGCCGTACATCACTGCCCTCGAGACGAAGGTCAAGGAGTTGGAGGAGCGCCTCCACAAGATTGAAACTACACCGACCGTCGCCCAACCTCAGACGACGCTCAGTGCAGCAGACGAACGCCTCTTCAACATCCTCAAGGAGAAGCGCATGCAACTGGCCCGCCGCATCGACGCTCCCGCCTACGTGGTGGCGACCAACAAGACGCTCCTCAGCATGATTGAGAGGAAGCCCCGCAACCTCAGTGAGATGCTGACGGTGGTTGGGTTCGGAACGCAGAAGACGCGACTCTACGGTCGTGCCTTCCTCATCGCGCTGACCGACAACTACACGGAGTAAACACGAATCCCAAAAAAACGAAAAACACTTTTTCGTTGGTGTGTCCTTCATCATGGAGTCACTCTACGTTCTTCAGTTGGAGAACAACAAGTGGTACGTTGGAAAGACAAGCGATGTGGCGAAGCGGTTCAAGGAGCATCAGAGTGGAAAGGGTTCGGCGTGGACGACCGTAAACAAGCCGTTGTTTATCGTTGAGTCTCGCCCTCTCAAGGACGCATACGACGAGACGAACACGACCAAAGAACTAATGAAGAAGTATGGAATTGATAACGTCCGTGGCGGGGCACACGTGCAGGTATCTCTTCCCGATCATGTGGAAAAGACTCTGTCTCATGAGATTCGAGATGCATCTGGCAAGTGCTTCAACTGCGGTCTCGGGGGACACTTTGCCGGGGAGTGTCCTATCACAATTCGGGAACCCAAGCAGAAGCGGGCCGCACAGGCAGCCGTGCAGGTAGTCACATGCTACAGATGCGGTCGCGAGGGACACTATTCTACGTCTTGCTACGCCAGGACCCACGTGCGAGCCTTTAATTTAGAGACCTATGAAACGGACGAGGAGGAGGATGATGACGATAGTGATGACGAGGAGGATGACGACGACAGTGATGACGAGGAGGATTCCGACTGCGATGTCGAGTACGAAGACATTTAAAAACGAATCTGGATTCGTGAGAGTCAATAGAGACTCCCCCCACACAATAAACAATACAACAGACAGAATGACAACCCGAGCCGTGTTCCGCATGCCTGCGGATGAGATGTACCGACTGTACGCGAGTTATGCGGATTCCGGGACAGAGGACGGTCGCTCGATGGCCACCCTCCTCGGTCACTATTGGAAGAAGTCCTTGAACAAGCGGAAGTTATTTGAGATGACGCGTATCGGTCTGCTTCGAGAGGCGAAGCACGCCCACGAGAACGAATGGTATGAACTGGAAGCGATCCTGCGGGGCTGGGCCGACAAGGCCGTCCCCGAGTACTAAAACAATTTTTACTTGCGGTTGCGGCGAGTCTTGCGCGCCTTGCGACGACGACCACCCTCCGTGATAGCCGCCTCGTTAATGATCGACTTGATCTTGCTGTTCGCATCATCCAGGATGCCCTTGATCTGGTCCACCTGAAAGGGCGCAAGTGTCGTCGACATTTATTACACACTCTGGATAAATTCCCAGTTGAGGTACTCACATATCTTTTTCCATATCGTGTCGTGGGCGATCAAACGGTCTCGAGATTTGAGGAGTGGGAAATAGACCTTGTACTCGTCGAGTTCGAGGAGTTCAAAGAACTTGTATAGGATGTAGCTATAGCTGAGGAAGTTTGTACGATCATTGGGGCAGTACATGAGGAAGGGCGCCTGGATTTCCTGAAACATGGCTCGAATCTTTTCCTCAATCTCTGGAGTGATTGTTGGAGGAGGATTGCCGTTGAGTCGAGACAGGATATGTGCCCGATGTTCATAATATTTCGAACGACCGAGTTTCTTCAAAATCTGCCGAATATCCTCCTCCGACAGATCGGCAATATTGTCGATGCGTCGCTTGCGGATCTCCACAATCACCTCGTTCATCACATCCTGCGGAATGATAGTGCTCTCCTTCGCCTGAAACTGGTTCAGAATCTCATTGAGGTGGTTGATCTTTTTGTATGCATAGTTGTTGCGCTCCTTGGGCGGATCGCGGAACGAGGGGAAGTCCGAGACCACCAGCGCGTACTCCTCCGACCCACACCGGGGGCAGACCAGGATACCCTCCGAGCTGATTTCCTCCCGAGCCACATTGCACCCCGCACAGTGCTCGGTCATCAACTGCACGTACTCCGGTCCATTCGACAACTTCATGCGCGTCACGTACTCGTCGAACATCTGCTTCCGAGTGAGTCCAAGATCCGTCGGTGCCGCCGCATTGAAGAACTTCATGATGGTGTTCGACTCCTTGGTCCCCATCGTCTGTGATGCTGCATTGTCCTGCTTCTTGTAGTACTCATTCAACAGGTCCATATTCGAGAGGTAGTACTCCTCCACGGGATTGGATCGCTCCAACTCCAACTCGATCTCGCGAATCCGCAATTGTTTGGTGTTGGCCTTCAAGACATCCTCAATGTCATTCGTCGCATATAGCTTCGCCACCTCCGCCCGTAGGACCTCTAATTCCTGTTTTCGGCTCTCCTGTTGAGACGAGGTCTCCCGCAGGGCCGTCACCTGCTCCTGATGGAGAGAATCCAGTGTTCCCGGTGTTGAACCCGAGGCGGAGGCATCTCGAACTTTCCTCACGCGGAATACCTCCATTTACGAATTCAGACACCTGCCTCTTGAAAGCTAGATTCTGGAACATGCAGGGTCGCTGGCGAATCACACTCTGCATCGTGACCTCCAGATTGGCGCCCAGGTTCTTACACACATAGATCATAGCCAGCGAGGCACTGCGATTCATTCCCGCCTGACAGTGGACGTACACCACTCCAGGTGTGTCGCGCAGGAAGGTCCACAAGATAGCAGAGAACTCGGCATACCAGGTCAGAATGTTCTGGTCGGGACCATCGTGTGCGTACAGACACTCGTACGTACTCGGGTTCGTCATGCGATACCACAGAGGCGAGTCCTCCTGATAGGCACAGTTGATAACGGCCGTGATGTTGTGCTTCTGTTGAAAGGCAAGAGTCAAGAAAGCACCAGGTCCCACCAGAATACGCGGATGAAACCACGCGGGCGGTTGTTTTATGTGCTCGGGTTTAAAGATCGATGTCAGAAACGACATGCGAGGTCCTTGATACAGTCCGTATGTTGTCGGTAAATACGTGTGACTTTCAAATACGATTTTCAAGTGACGTCTGTGGAAATCACAGGTGTCATTTAAAACAAGAGTATGAGTTACTACTTTTCACAACAAGAGATGGCTATGTACGTCGAGCATGTGCTCTCGAAAGGCGCACTTGAGACAGAACTGAAGCGGACACGGGAGTACATGGTGGGGTCTACGATCCACCCTCTTGTCGATAAGGAGAAACAGACCCAGTATGTGGCACAGATGAATCAGGTGTTCCGGGCCTTGTTAGCCGAGAAAGCCCGACAGGAACTGGTTGAGAAGGTGCGCGAAGATGACCGCCGCCGCGCCGAGGATGCCCGCGCCCGTGTAGCTGACAACGCCCCCCGAGGTGTACGCATTCGGAACATACTGAAGCAGGATGTTACGGGGCGCTGACATCGAGATGGCAGCCGCAGCAAGGAAGAAGGACAGGTACAGCGTCGTGTTGGAAAAGATGAAGCGCATCGCAGGGAGCGAGGGCTTGAAGGTCGGGGCCATCGGGGCATGACCCGGCGACATCACGCCTGGCGTCGGCATGAGAGGGGGTGCAGACTGAGGACCCTGAGGCGACGGGAGCAAGGCATCCAGAGACGTGGCGCCGTCCATTTGTTTATCTAGAAGGGACGATTTCGCAATTGGAATCTTCCACGCGGTACTTGTAGCACTTCCCATCTACCTTCACTGTCTTGTCGACAATCTCATGCACGGGCAGAGCCACTGTGCGAAACGTCGCATAGTTGCGGTGAAACAACAGAACGGAGATACCCAGTCCGATGATGAAGGAAAAGAAGGGACTGGCTCGTTCCAGAGCCTCAGTGATACGGATCATTGTTTGCTTTGCAGAAGATTTAATGAGTCGGGTTCGGCACTGCACGGCACCTCGATCGCTCCAAACCGTACACATCCCGCATCCGTGTGGAAGATACCGTCATCGTAGGGCGTCGGCAGTGCCTTTTCCTTGCGTGTGGGCGGAATCATCACCGTCGAAATCAGGAGTCCCAAAATCACACCGGCGGCGACCCAGGGGAGTTCAATCATTACTTCTTCGTAGGTTGAAAAACTCCGACAATCCAGTCCTTGAACTGGGTAAAGAGCGCCACAATCGCCGCGGTGGAGAAGTAGGCAAATCCAAGAGCAATCGTAATCACCCACGCGAGGAACCGCGGTTCCACGGCTTCGACCGGATTCGTGTACACCTCGCGAATCAGGAAATATCCAAACATGATGAAGAGACCCGAATACGGGAACACGACAGCAGCAACCGTGCCCCCAATCGCAACCATGCGCGAATAGTCCATGGCAAGTGTCCGGTATGTTGCTGCAATGCTGAAGGCATACACGAAGGACATGGCAATCACGCCCAGAATACTCAAGATCTTCATCGTCGTCTGGGAGACGGTCGGCAACTGAATCTCGGGGATGCTTGACAGGATGCTCGTTGCCTCCTTCTTGGGTTGACCTCCAGTGACGTTCTCGAGCTGGAACTTCTGCCCCTCGGGAACGACCATGGTGTGCCGTTCCCCGTACTCGTCCATATAGTACACGGTCATCCGGCGCCCCTTCACAAGGTTGGCGGATGACTCCGATGCATGCCGCTTCTCATCGAGCTTCGCCTGGCGCATGCGGTCCGCCGTGGTGTTCACACACCCAGCGTCAGCAGCACCTCCACACTGTTGGATTGCCTTGTTCGTGATCTCTGTCTCTTCGACGGCCGACAACCGCGTGACCTTCGTGGTCTCAAACATCGGAATGAGCGAGGAGTTGGCCACCACATCCACCTTCTCGTCCTTCACCTGGTCGCGAACAAAGGATTGTGTAATGTCGCGCTGTGCCTTCTCATCACCGATCAGCACCGCCTCAATGGTAGCCATTATTAAGAAGCAAACACAAGATTGGCGAGACCCGACACGATACGTAGGAAGTTGATGGACTCCACGTACGTTGCCATGTGGTAGGTGTAGTTGAAGATGAGGTTATCGTTTGTTTGAACCACCGTCAGCAGCTGATCGGGAGTGTACAGATTGATCTGTCCTGCTGGAACGATGGTCGGGTTCCCACTGAGAGCGGTCGACTTGAGGATACACACCACATTGGTCGAGGACGCCGCCACGGACTGCGGTGTCGGTTGCTGAAGCGAGGTCCGAAGAATGATCTTGTTAAACATGCTGCCGTTCGCCGCCCCCGAGGGTTGATACGAATCGTGATCGAGGGCAAAGGAGTACATGTACACACCCGGAATATCAATACTCGTTCCCGTTGTGTGGCGATACATCTGAAGGAGCGAGAAGTACGACACTGGTTTGGTCTGGAACCGCTCCTTGCCGTCAAAGAGAATCACGGCATCCGTCAGAGGGTACTTGGGATACACAGAGGTGATCTGCTGTTGCCCCGAGGTGAGAATCTTCGATTGGAGATCGGTGGCGTACGGCGTGAACGGAGCCCGACCCTTCGAATCCCAATTCGTGTAGTTGTCCCAGTCATTCATCGCAATCTTGTCGGACCGCTGCGAGGAAAACACGATGCGCGTCACGAGATTAAACATGGGAATCTCCACATCCGAATTACCACCAAACTGTCCCTCCTTACTCACGTACTTGACGGTTTTCACCAAAAACGTCTGATCGGCGCGAGCAAGCTGGTTCATTTCCATTTCCGTGAGGTAGATGAAGTTGCCCTCCAGGTACGGATCGGGGAAGAAGGTCGCCAAACTCGGGTTGCTCGGCGTCCCATCCAGATTCGGAGGACTCAGGAACAGGGAGAGGGGGTAATTGAGAGGGCGCACGCGTGTACCGTAGGTTGCGCTCTGCGGGTTCACATCAATCACAGTGTAGATATCGTGGAGCGTACGAAGGGTCACATTAATATAGACCTCCGAGTTCTGGAGTGACACCAGAGGGAGAGCAAGACCTGGGTTCTCCGCAAAGAAGAAGTGAAGGGGGACCACCAACTGACGCGAACGAATTGAGGGTTCGGGCACCGTCGTCATCGGCAGTGTTGGAGGCGTGTTGATGGGGGTCACGGCATGGGGGTACTGACCCTGGCGATCGTACGCATTTGCCGGATCCTTGATCTCGGGGACATTGCCGACCATCTGATCCACAATGAGGCGCTTGTTCCGATCGTGGGTCAGATACGAGTAGAACTTCATCCACTCACCCGTCATACTCTGGATCACCTGCCCGTTCATCACAAGGTCCACGTGGTCGATGAGGTTGTATCCGAGGTTGTCAATCCACTGAAACTCGTACCCAATGGAATTGGGATTCGGTGTGAGGTCATTTCCCGCGCCGTACCCCGTCGGAAGCGGCGCCGCTCCAACCGCGGCGAGAGGAGACCAGATGTTCGGCAGGGTCAAGACAAGGTAGGTATCGTGGATCAACTGTGCGTATCGATCGATCCGGCACGAGATTGTCTTCGTCCCTGTGCTCGAGAACTCAAGGTTCGATCCCGAGAACGTCATGCGAATAGACTCCATCGCAAAGTTCGTGTGACGGCGATACACGGCTCGAAAATGAGTCATGGAAGGATTTCCATTCACTAACTCATTTTGGGCGCCTGTGCCAACCAGTTGCAAGAGGCCACCGGGCATTTGTATTAAGATAGGGTCTTTGTTTAATTTCTTATAGCGTTACACTGCTGGTTGCGTCGCCTTCACGCCAAGAGGAGGAATCACGTTGTTACGAACCACACCACGATCTGTGACGGAGTTGAAGGTACCGGGCGCCCCGATCGCGTTCGAGAGACAGCAGAGGTTGGTAAAGGTTGCTCCACCGATTGCTCCACCCGACCCCGTGGTAATCGTGGGAATGATGAAGCGCTGGTACTGGGTTGCATTGTTCGCCATCGCCGACAGGAACACCTGATTGCTCTTCCGCGACTGCGGGGGCGGTTTGGAGTGATACGTCGCCGCCAGGATTTGACGCTTGCGCTGAGTCAGGTAGTCCTGAGCCGAATTGACCTGCATTGTTATTTATACGATAGAGTTTTTACATAGGTATGCGCTTCGTTCTGGTGAGCACGCACACCGATCAGACCACAGGGTATTCCAAGGTCGTTCATAATCTTCTTCGTCAACTCTCGACGCTAACCCCGAAGGTCAAGGTCTACCACTTTGGGTTCCAGCGTCACCCGAATCGCACGAATCACCGCAAGGTGCCAGAGGGTATCGTTCAGTATGACGCGGCCGCGAACGAGGATCCGAAGGAGGACGGGTTCGGTTTCAACAAGATCCACGAGTACCTCGACATGGTGAATCCCGACATTGTGATGATCTACAATGACCCGCTCATCATCTATCGCTTCATTGAGTCTATGAAGCACGAGCGCGGTATCTCGCCGTACAAGCTGTGGACGTACGTAGACCAGGTCTACAAGGGTATCGCCCAACCTCTCATGGATAAGATCAACGAGCACGCGGACCGCGTGTATTGTTTCACCGAGTCGTGGAAGCAGAACTACCTCACCTATGGGATCCACAAGGATGTTCGTGTGATGGAGCACGCTGTTGATTCGGGTGTCTTCTCGTCTCTGCCTACACAGGCGCGCTTGGAGTGCCGTAAGAATCTGAATATTCCCGAGGATGCGGTGATTTTCTTCAACGCGAATCGCAACAGTCAGCGTAAGCGTCTCGACCTCACGGTGGCGGGGTTTGTTGAGTACGTCCGGCGCAATCCCCCGAAGGCGCCCTACCTGGTCATAGCCACGAACACGAATCCTCAGTCGGGTGCCTACTACGATGTGATGCGCATCTATTCGATGGAGCTGGCACGGCACAACCTTCCCATCGAGGTCTATATTTCTCGCTGTGTCATCATCGACACCAGCCCCCCGAACTTCATCAACGACGAGGGGATCAACCAGCTCTACAATGCGACGGACATTGGTATCAACACGACCGATGGCGAGGGATACGGTCTGTGTCAGTTGGAGCACATGTTCACGGGTGCCCCGCAGGTGGTGACGGATGTGGGCGCCTTCCGTTCCTTCATGGATGAGACGGTGGCAGAGTTCATTCCTCCTGCTGACCGCACGTACTTCCCAGGGTCAATGCCTCTCGGTTCGTACTCTCCGACCTTCGCCGTGAAGGAGGTTGCGGATGCGATGGAGCGTGCCGTCAACACCCTGGAGGACAAGCGCAATTCAGTGCTGGCGTACTCGTTCAAGTCGTGGGCGCGGATATGCGACCCGTGGTTGGATGACGTGCTTACGGCAGCGTCCACGTAATCTGAGTGGGAGAGGTCAGGAGTCCAACACGAAGGAGGCGCTGTTCGTCCTCAAAGGCAGGTCCGTCGAAGACCTCCTTGGTCTCGGGATCAATCAAAAACACCATCTGCTTAATCAAGACCTTCTGCAGTCGACGCTTCCGGCGTTGGGTGTTCCGAAGGTACGTCAAATCCGTTTCCTCTGTCTTGATATTCGGCTTGAAGGCTAGGTCCTCGCCAGTCGACGCACTATCGAACCGCATACACGACAAGACAGGCGATTCGCGACTATGAAGTTTCCGATGAATTTCACAGTCGACGGCCGCCTGTTTCAGCAAGAGCGTAATGCGCTTATTCGTGATATCCTTCTCAAACGAGGTCTCGTACAAGTACTCGTCGGTCGTCATGAAGGCTTCCACGGGCTCTCCCTTGTACCGCTTGGTCGAGGTATCCGACCGACGAATCGGCACCACGTTGGATGAATTCTCCGTGGACTTTGCCTGGGTGTCCGTGAAGACACTGACGTAGAAACTGATGCGGACCGTCCGCTCCTCCATCGGGAGGCTGGCATGCGAGCAGATACGAATCGCACGACCAATGACCTGTTCGTGACGCGCCGGATTCCAGTGCGGTTCCATGATGTGAACGTGCCGCACATTTGCCAAGTTGATGCCCGCTGCTCCACTCGAGGACGCCATCAGCATACACAGGAGTTTCTTGCCCCGCGACTCGACAGACGCCTTGAGACTGGGTGGGAAGTCATCGGCAAAGCGCTCGTTGAAGATCTGGCGCATCAGATCGCGCTGATCCACGTCCTCTTCGCCCGTGTAGAAGGCGTAGGCGGGCTTCTCGGCATCCATGGTCTTGTCCTCGACCCACTGGTTGTTCTCCTTCACGATACGATAGGGTTGCCATCCGTTGGCATCGAGGACCGCACTGAAGACACCCAGACCCTCCAACTTGCGGTACTGCGAGTACACGAACTGGTTCTTCCACTCGGGACTCGACTTCAGGGTCTCGTTCACATTCGTCAACATCCGCAGGATCTTGGGGCTGAAGGTCTCCAGAGCCTTGGGCGACAGGAACCGTTCCGGGTTCGCACGGAGCTTGTCGAGCACGCCCTCCTTTCCTGGGGCCTCGTCATCCTCTGTAACCTCCTCGTTATCTCCCTTGATCATATCAGGGGGCACCGCATAGTTGCACGCCAGGCGAGAGTTGACGCGGAAGGTCTTCATCTCGGCATCACTTGCCTGGGAGGGGGTGATGCGACCCTTGGAGCTCTTGATTTCCTTCCACCGCACATGAAGGTAGCGATTAAACATCTCGGACGACATGGGGACTTCCTCCAGCATCTTGTCGTCATCCACGCGCTTCGGCAAGAGACGCTCGTCGGCACCCTTGAAGTACGAGACCAGACCCTGGATGCGGCGGGCAAACAGAATCGGGTTCTTGATATTGAGTCCATCTAGGAACAGGGTTCCAAACTCAACGGGGTCCGAGGGCAGACACTCGAGGTTTTCTGTGCTTACACGATCGAGGGCCAACTCGGAGCCCGGGATCTCGACCTCAAACTTGTTCTTGAAACTCGTGACCCAGTCGGCGGCGATCTCTGTGAAGGGGAGATCCTTCATGTATTGCACCGCAGTCCGCTCGCCGCCCTCGTTGTAGACGCTGCGGAAGTGAGGAGGGTTACGCGTCACCATGATGTACTTCTTCAAGGCATTGAACTCAATCACATCGATTTCTGGAATCCCCTGGAGAACAGACTTCATCTTTTCCTCATCCCACGCCGTCACAGCCTTCAGGGGGATCGTGATGCGCTCAATGGGTCCACGCAGAAGGTTCATGAGGAACGCGATTTCAAGGGCGCGATTAATCACGGGCGTGCCGGAGAGGGTTACGACCTTGCAGTTCTTGGCAAAATAGATCTTGTCATACAATTTCCGGGCCACATCCGACAGGTTGACGATACGAGAGATGAACTCGTGGACCTCGTCGATGATCACCACGGAATTGTCGTAGGGATTGTCTCCTTCTGCGGGAGCGACCTTCTCGATGTTGCCCGAGCTCAAGCCGTTGTAGCGAATGAAGGTGAACCGCTGATCGATGATATCCTCAATCTGCTTGCCGATGATGTCGCGGGCATCCTTCGGCAGGCTATCAAAGTTCGGTGCCGCATTGGGGATGGTAACGAAAAAGCGGGCATTGCGATCCAGGAACCCGTCGGAGATACCGAGCTTCCTCGCCTCGGCCCGTGTCTCGTCGGACAACTGACGCATCTCCCAATGTTGCTCGTAGGCGTAGATCGGGTCGCCACACTTACGGAGCTCGCCCCGATAGTTGATTTCCAGGGACGCTGGCAGCATCACATAGATACGGCGGTCGGACACCAAGGACTCCGCCACAGCGATGGAGGAGCAGGTCTTTCCGGATCCGAGTCCATGGTACACGAGAAGACCGCGATACGGAGTCTCCGCCGAGAGGTACTCGCGCACGATCTTCTGGTGAGGGAGCAGCTCGCGTGCATTGCCCCGTTTAGTACACAGATCCACGTCCTTGTCATCGTCATCCACGTCCCGCCCACGGTACTTCAAGAAGATACGAGTGATATGGTCCGCGAAGGCCTTACGATTCGGTAGAACGTAGGGTCTCGCCATTGTTTTTACTGTTGATTTGATAATGAGGAAAAACCATCGCGTCACGATGGTGACGATCTATCTGTTTTTGTTGGCTGCCTTTCTCTACCTGAAACCCGCGATTGCGTTTGGTCGAGAGGGACGGATTCGTCCCTTTGGCACACAGGATCGCGAGGCGACAGTGTTTCCCTTGTGGTGGTGGATCTTTGCGATTTCCGTTGTTTCGTACGCGGCAACGGTGTATCTGTATAACTTCAAGTTTTAGTCCTTCAGAGTGGGTTCGTCTCAAAGGTCTGCATGATATCTCGCAACTGATCCAACATATTCAGGCGCTCAATGTGGTGAGGTCGTATCAACGCCTCTGCCTCCGCAAAGGTCTTCCATCCCAGTCCAGAAATCTCACGTCGCTGCATCGGCGTAAATTTCTGTGTCAGATTGACCTGTGCGTCCTTCTTCAGCAACCCAACAAAGTACACGTGGCGATAGCGAACCCCATTCAGTCCCGTGAAGGTCTCCTCCAGGACGATGTTCTTCAGGACAATGAAGGCCTCGCGAGGGATATTCGTCTCTTCGGAGAACTCGCGGAGAGCACAATCGATATCCGATTCACCGCGCATGCGTCGTCCCTTCGGGAAGCCCCATTCGGGTTCGGTGTAGACGGACAGATTGTTCCGCATCAGGGCAACACGGTCAAGGGAGTTGAACTTGTCGCGCGCCATATTGAAGTCCGAGGACGAGCGGTCGTCGCCCCAGAGATACTTCCACAGCGATTCGAAGGTCTCGCAGGCAATCAGACTCTGCTCCTTCAGGGTCATGTTCTGGACGAGACTCGAGACATACGGAAGATTGGTTGCCTCGTACTTGCCTCGAATGAACTCCGCGAAACTCATGCTGTCCTTGCGGCGTATCATTAGGATATTGGTCGTTGCCGGGCTTGCCGGCAAGGTGGCACTATCCAACAGGAAGATGCCACACGACAACACGGGGTCACGACACGTCCGAAATATGTGTCCCTTTTGACCGCAGTTGTTGCAGTACATATTGGAAGGTGCTTGAGTACTTGGACCCGGCGTTCGTTTTTCCATTGTCTTAGTCAGGGCGTTATCAAGAAAGTTCCTTCGTAAACATAAATGGGACTCTTCTCCTCCAAGTCGGCGGCAGCGTCCTCGACGTCGGACGTCTTGTCGGATGCGGGGTCTTCCAGTGGATCTGCCGCGTCCAAGTCGTCCTTTGGATTCGGTGGGTACATCGCGGGGTTCGTGGGCGCTCTCTTTCTCTTGCTCCTCGGTTTCGTCTTCTACAACTACATTCGTACCAGCCAGGGCAAGCCCGCTGTCACCCTCTTCCCTACCACAACCACAGGTCCCGGGTCGTCGGGAGACAAGACTCCCGCGCCCGTGGATGGAAAGACGCGCACCGTCATCTCGGCCGGAGATGTGCCCCTAAGCACGGGATCGGACTACGGCATTCAGTACTGGATGTATATCAGCGACTGGGACTACAACTTCGGCAAGGAGAAGCCCGTGCTTCAGCGCAAGTCTGCGGGGAATGATTCGGTTGTGAATCCCTTCATCTCCCTCCACCCGACGGATAATAGTCTCAATGTCCGCGTGAGCGTGTACCCGTCGGACAATACGGCGGGCGCAGCGACTCCGGGTGCCGGTACCACAGGCGATTCCTACACGTGCACGGTGGAGAACGTGCCCCTGCAGTCGTGGTTCTCGGTCTCCGTGACGGTGTTCCAGCGCAACATGGACGTGTACATCAACGGACGCCTGGTGAAGTCGGTTGTCCTGCCGGGTGTTCCGAAACCCGCCGTCGGTGACATTGTTCTCAACGACGCGGGCGGCTTCTCGGGATCGGTGTGTAACGTCCACAGTTACTCGGGTATGCTTGGACCTGCGGATGCGAAGGCATTCTTCTCCGCGGGAACCGCCTGCCAGGCGCCGCCGCCGACGAACGGGACGACAGCGCCCTCGTCCTCCAATACCTTCATCACCATCTTCGGATACACGTTCCGCTTCTCGACCATCGATAAAGCAGGAAAAGAACTTTCTAGTCTGACGTTGTAAAGGGGTAATGAAACTCCTGCTGAAGTGTCCCACGCGTGGACGGGCACAAAAGGTGATCGCCGCCCTCCAGCGCTATGCATCCCTTGCCTCGCACCCAGAAGACATTGGCGTTGCACTCTCATGTGACACAACGGATCCGACGATGAAGGACCCGCGCGTCCTTGCCTCCCTTGAGTACGTCTTGTCGAAGTTTGCATGGCACAAGATCTACTACAGTGATAACACGTCCAAGATCCAAGCGTGCAATGCAAACATGGATGAGATCGACTATCCGTGGGACATTGTGATGCTTACCTCGGATGATATGATTCCTCAGGTCAGTGGGTATGACGGGATTATTCGTCGTTTCATGAAGTCGAGCTTTCCGGACACGGATGGGATTCTATGGTTCAACGATGGATATCAGCAGAACAACCTCATCACGCTCTCTATTTACGGTCGGAGGATGTACGAGCGTCTGGGTAACATTTACAATCCCGCGTACAAGAGCTTCTTTTGTGACACAGAACTTACCGATCGGTGTACGAGCAGCTTGAAGGACAAGACGCTCTACATTCCGACCGTCATCATTCGCCACGAACATCCGACGCTAGGGTTTGATACGCTGGATGACCTCTACATCCAGAACTACAAGTTCTTTGTAGAGGATGCGATGACGTACATCGCGCAGAAGAAATACGACTACGATTGGTCTGTCTTGGTTCCGAGTTTGGTAGAGCGCACCGCTCAGCGGGAGTCTCTTCTGGCATCTATTCGCGAGAAGGTCGCCCGCATCTGCCCCACTCTGCGCGTTGAGTACGTGACGAGCATCGACAACCGCCAGAAGACGATTGGACGCAAGCGCCAGGAGTTGATACAGACTGGGCGGGGCAAGTACATGTCCTTTGTTGACGATGACGACGATATCACGGATGCGTACATTGAGGATCTGGTCGAGTGCATCAAGGGCGACTACCAGGTCATGCGCCTGTACGGGCAGATGTCTCAGTATCGATTCATGCATAGTGTGTCTGTGGGTCTCAACGACAAGATGGTTGTGGGTGATCCCCCGCTGTTTCAGCGCCCACCGAACCACTTGAACCCCATGCTGACGGATATTGCAAAGTACATCAAGTTCAAGGATCTTCGGCAGGGGGAGGACATGGATTGGGCGGTTCGCCTGGCAAAGACTCGTTTCCTACAGAAGGAGTATCGCTCGGACCCCTCTCGCGTGCATTATATTTACAATCTCGGGTCTCGCACAGTATCCCCCAATACCGTCGAATTTCAACGGAGGGTCACGGTAGAAGGTTCCGTCGAACATCTGGTGGACAAGCCTCCACCGACCGATGCAAAACAGGTGGGACTGCGTCTTGGGTCGCGGGGCTTTGTTTCTAGATAAAGAACAATGCTTGTGTGGGGTCTTCTCGCCGTCGCCTTGGTCGTGGGACTGGGGCTCCTCCTGTGGCATCTGACAGTCATGAAAAAGACAGATGAGGTTGTCATCGTCTCTGGTTCGCAGCGTGGGAGTGTGAAGAGTCCGTTCACCGAACACCTCCCTCGCTCGTTCAATCAACCCGAGGGCATTGTCTTCTCCTACGCGGGGTGGATTCTCATCAACGACTTTACGGTGGGATACGGAAAGACACGCACCATCCTCGACAAGGACGGCGCACCCCGTATTTCGATTGATTCGACCTCCAATTCGCTGATCTTTGGTATCAAGACGTACGGTTCGGAGGAGACAGTCTTGATCCCGAACATCCCGGCAGCGAAATGGATTCACTTTGCAATGGTGGTGAACCAAGAGTCCGTGGACGTCTACATCAACGGGACTCTGCGCCAACACCACAGTCTCGGTCAGCTCCCCGAACAGAATGAGGCCGTCGTCACTACAGGGTCCAACTGGGATGGTGTTGTGGCGCGGGTGTCGTACTGGCCCCGCGCGATCTCCTCGGCAGAAATCCACGCGCTGGCATCTCAAGCCTCCCCTGATAGTTTGGCACCTGCACCAGGAGCAGGACAGTACTTCGATATCACCTGGTACATTGGACGTTTAAATTCTGCCTAAACACGTAAAGTACACAATGAGCGCGGGAGGTCAACGTGGTATCGACGTTTCTGGAATCAACACCATGCGGCTGCGCGATGCAGCCGACGTTACCTTGCAGACGAAGGATGTTCTCGTCTATCAGACGTTTAACTCGACCACAGGGGCGAACGCGTATGCGAACCATGTGGCGAATGGAAACGACTATTACATGCAGTTTCTGAAGGGGGTCAAGGAGTGCTCTCAGGCAAGTTGCACGGGGCTGCCGTACCAATCCAATTATGTGATGAAGTTCCGCTATTAGCGCTATTAATACGACGCATCCAGACGTGCCTTGTGCGTCTTCCGCAACTGTTCGCGAATCTTGTTCCGTTTGGTCTTATCCGTGTTCGGGTTATACGTAAAGAAGTACTGCAAGAACTCAGCCGAGGTCTTCTTCTTGCTTAGTTTCTCATACAACACCGACTTATGCTTACGAATCTCTACCAAGTTCTCTTGATGTCCGATACAATCAATCGGCGTCAAGAGCGCATACCGCCGCTTGGGTTTCTCGTGTGCGAGATCCATCAGGCGCTGCGAGACACACATCAACTCAGATATCTCGTCCTCAGACGCGCCCGAGTACATGTAGGCAAAGAAGAACTGCAGGAGAGTCGGGATACTTGCGACCCGCACACCTGACCGCATTCGGTGATAACTGTGGCACGCGGCCGTCTCGTGAATCCGGAGGAAGACTGTGCCCGACTCGTCGTAGACGTTCGTGTACGAGGGGAGGATATCGGTTCCCTTCACGACCTTAGTCTTGTATCCCTTCGTCAGACCCTCAATCTTGTCCTCTGTCGTCATGATCGTCGCTGGAGCCGACCACTTGACCGAACGCTTTCCCTCGTGGATCTGCGACGCCGCCAGACCGAGGAGAATCACCTCACCCTTCAACAGGATGTTCTCAATCACCGTGCGATTCTCATCGTCGATGGGTGTGGGCTCTTTCTTTGCCACCGGACACGAGAGGGGATAGTGCTTGTTCAACAGAAGCAGGCGGGAGTACACCTTCTTCCACCGAGACACATCGCCCTTGGGACGCGAGAGTTCCAAGTACATCGACATCCGCAGGAAGTTGGGCGTCACATAATGGATGCCGTTCTTCTCGAGTCCCTCGTCCCAGAGGCGATCAAAGATGTCCTTGTTCAGGTGAGTGATGTCCGCCACACCCTCGAAGTCCGCATACACCTTGAAGGTGCCGAGGTGCATGCCCGCCTTGACCTCCACGTTCTTGATACCAATCGACGACAGCTTGTCGGCCAACTTCATCGCGTGCTCCTGAGGTGTCTTGCTGAAAAAGTCATAATCGGGGATGTCCGTCTTGGGATTGTAGAAACGGTCAGCCGGAGGCAAGAGGTTGTTGATTGCCGTGCCACCGTAGCACATCACCTCCTCATCCTTGAGAAAGTCCTCGACTGTGCCGAGGGCTCCTTGGACGACGGGATCGGCCGCCGCTCGCTTGGCGTTCTGCAGTTCAAGGACAGAGGCGATGCGCTCGATGTCCTCCATTAATGTAAGCCGATAAAACGAAATTGCCGGGGATATTTCCTGGATAGGCAGCAAGGATGCCCCGTCGGTACAACCTTCGTAAGCGTCAGGAAACAGTGAAGTGGGTCGAGGACGATACCCTCAAAGATAAGGACGAGGACTCCGAAGAGGATTCGGACTTCGAGTCGCCGGAGGAGACGGAGGCGTCCGAGGATATCTCCCTCGAAGACGAGGGTGAGGATGATGACGATGACGAGGTGTCCGAGGAGCACTCGGGGTCGACGACAGCGAGTGGAAAGAAGAACATCATGGTCCCCATGCCGAAGCGGGGTATGCGTGTGACGATTCAGATTGAGGGTGAGGGATACAAGCAGCCGCCGGCAGACGTCGCCGAGGAGTCCGAGGTCGACGAGGGCGAGTTTGAGGAGGAGTCCGAGGAGGAGTCAGAGGAAGAGATGATGTTCAAACCGCTCGGCAAGAAGGAGTTCCTCAGCTATCTCATGAATAAGTACGTGCCTCCCTCCAAGGCAGGACGTCACCGCAAACCCGAAAAGGAACTCGAGGAGAGTCCCGCTCTTCCACTCAATGACGAGGAAACAGGATACTATCTCGACCAGTCCAAGTCCAAGCGCAAGAAGCTCAACAACAAGATGAAGGAACTCTCCCTCATTCTTGCCGATGGCGACGTCCCGCACAAGTTCCGTGTCCTCGACCTCCCGATCTCGAACCCCATCAAGGCGATGGTCATCAAGAAGATCGACACCCTGGAGGATCTGGACGCCGATAGCGGGGAGTCGCACAAACTCCGCACCTGGGTGGATGGCTTCCTTCGTGTCCCCTTTGGCAAGCACGTGCCTCTGCCAGTGAATATCGACGATGGACCCAAGCCCTGCAGCGAGTTTCTCTCAAACACCCGCAAGACACTTGACAAGGCTGTGTACGGAATGAGCGCCGCCAAGACGCAGATCATGCAGGTCCTCGCCCAGTGGATCTCGAATCCGGCATCGGTAGGCAACGTGATCGCGCTGAAGGGCCCGATGGGTGTGGGTAAGACATCCTTCGCCAAGAACGGTGTCGCGGCCGTCCTCAAGCGCCCGTTCGAGTTCTTCTCGCTGGGCGGTGCCTCGGATGCAGCGAACTTCGTGGGTCACTCGTACACCTACGAGGGCTCAACCTGGGGTCGTGTCGTCGACAGTCTGGTGAACGCGCGGTGCATGAACCCCGTGATGTACTTTGATGAGCTCGACAAGATCTCGACCACGCCGCACGGAGAGGAGATTGTCAGCATGCTGATCCACATGACGGATCGCTCGCAGAACACGCAGTTTCACGATCGCTACTTTGCCGGGGTGGACTTTGACCTCTCGCAGTGCCTGTTCGTGTTCTCCTTCAACGACGAGTCCAAGGTGCACCCGATTCTCAAGGACCGCATGCAGGTCATTCACTGTGCGGGATACTCGGCCGATGAGAAGAAGGTCATCCTGACCCAGTACGTCTGGCCTCAGGTGATGGAGCGCATCAAGATCGAGGGACTGACGATTTCCGAGGAGGCAGTCAAGTACCTCATCAGCGATCACTCGAAGGATGAGGAGGGTGTGCGCACGCTGATCCGTAGCGTGGAGACGCTGGTGACACGGATCAATTTGCTTCGAATTGCGGACGATGAGACCGCTCAGTCGTATAAGTTCTATAAGAAGATTGCCTTCCCCTGCAAGATTGATGTGGAGCTGGCTCGTCACATTCTGCAGGATCTGGTTGAGCCCGGTAATGAGTCGTGGCGTCGAATGTATATGTAATTAGAGGTTGATCCACTCAATATCCACTGGATCAATGGAAACACGATGCGGGTTCGCATCCATAAAGGTCACCAGGCATTCAATTTTTTTATCGTTGTAGCGCATCGACAGACAGTACTCAATCTCTGGCGTCCGGAAGATGAACGGAAGGGACACGCGCTTAGGAAGATAGGTCGTTGTATCCAAGTCAACAAACACATGGAAGTACTTGCGAGGATTCCCATATTCCGCAATGTGAGCCATCGCGATCACCGCGTCGCCCACGTTGATCGGACCCGCGGATCCACGGAACAGATTAAACAGCGGGGGAGTCGCGACCTCACGCACCAGGTGCCAGACTCCGTTCTCGATGCGTCCAATCTTGAAGGGCGACCAGTGATAGATGTGCTGGTCTGTGCCCTGAATTGGCAGCCAGTTCTTCTCCCACAGTGCCTTCGTCGGAGACTCCACAATCTTCGTGTTCTCCAGTGCGCCCGTCTGGGTATTGTAGTCACCGCAGACCATGTTGATGTGGTTTGTTGTCGCGTTCTTGCCCGAACAGGCAAGGAACTTCCACGAATCGCCCTGCTTGAAGAGGCGGATGTCCTCATACCCCGAGATCAACTGGGCGTGAGTGATATCGTCGCGCATCTTCATGGCGACCTTGCCTGTCACGAGATTCATGTACGCATTCTCCGTGCGAATCTGGCGGCCGTCAGGCGTTGCATAGTTTCCATCGGTGGGCGGCTTGTAGTTCACGAACCGCACATTCGCATAATCGCCGTCGGCAAACGAGATAGCCGACGGGCGAAAGAAGGGCTCAAAGGGAACCTCCAGGTTCAGAGGGACGATGGTCGAACGAATTGGCTTCATGTAAAAGTGCAGGTTCGACAAGACATTCATCATATGCGCGCCCTGCTTGAGGAGGTAGTTGACCGACGACCGCAGTCCAGCGTCGCGCGCAGGGTGAATATAGTACTCGACGATACTCGCCTCATAGTCAAACCCACCCCTATACGCGTAGGTCTCCACAAACAAGGAATCCGACGACTCGGGAATCTTGCGACCCAACTGGATGTAGTGATATGCCTTGTAGTGGTCTCCGCGCTCACGGAACACCTGAGACAGGTGATGAAGGGGTTCCGCCCGGCTGGGGCGCAGGTTGTAGGCGAGGTTCATCCACTTCTCAAAACTCGGGATATTGCCAAGGTGCTTGTAGCACAGACCCACCTGATAGGCAGCGTACCACTTCTCCTCGACCCAGCGATCCATATCATACCGCTTCTTGTACCACTTCAGGGCATTGTGTGTGTCTCCTCCATCACGATACGACTGGGCGAGATAGAAGACATATCGCTCATTGTCGGGCTCATCCTCTACACCCTTCAGGAGGACCTTCACGTCTCGCGCCATCTTGTCGCCCACCTTGTTACGATCACCAAGACGCCGACTCTCCATCCAGAACGTCGTGGGAAGCGTAAGCACCTTGTTGTCTGGCTTGTCGTTCGACGGATACTCGTGAAGAACACCCTTGTACTTCCACCCATCGTTTGCCTTAAACATTTGGGCGCGCACGTACTTCAAATCCGACTGACGAATCTGGATGATGACATTGTTCGGCTGCTCCTTCCGAAGCATATCCAGAAGCTGCCGCTTCCCATCCTCGGGGAACGTAATGAGGTCGTCGGCATCAATCACCAGGATATAGTCCATCTTCCCATCGCAATTCTTCAGTGCCACAGATCGGTTAGACCCAAAGTCGCGCCAGGTGTCGTGGCACACCACACCAGGAACCTGCTTGCGCTTGTAGTAGTCGTAGATGAGTTCAACCGTGTTGTCGGTCGAACCCGTGTCTGTGATACAGAAGGTATCGATGAGTGGAAGAGTACAATCCAGTGCCTCCTGAATGATGTGAGACTCGTTCTTCACAATCATACACAGACCAATCTTGGGATCTCCGGGGAGGACCAGGGTCTCCCGAATGTGCCGTCCATCGCCAATGTGACGAAGGTATCCATCGGGGTTCGGTGCCAGCGCCATACGACGCCCCTTCTCCAAGTAAAAGGAGTTGAGGAAGAACTCACCACGAAGAGGATCGCGAGAGTCATACGTGACATACGCATTGTAACCGTCCGGAAAGTCGGTCGTGTAGTCAGAGAGACGGCGCAGACCTGGATTGAAACTCCAGTACCCCCACTTGCCCCAGCACTTCAGCATCGGCGGGGTATCGGACATCTCATAGAGGCGAGGGTCATGCGCCCGGCACATCACTGCCGAGACCGTCGAGTGCTCCTTCAGAATCTTGAGTGAATCCTCAACGACGCCACGCGAGTACGTCTCCCAGTCGTCCTCCAAATGGAAGATGTACGGCGTCTTGACGCGAGAGTAGCACGCATCAATCGACTTGATCTGTCCGCGACGCTCGGGAGAGTCGATCCACGTAAACGTCGGGTACCTTGCCTTCAATTCTGCGTTGACATCGGCGATACCGCTGTCCTCGTTAATGATCCACTCGTAGATGGGATACGTGTTGTGCTCCAGAAAACTCTCAATTGTCCTCTGGAGAAGGTCAGGACGACCGCACGCCGTAATGACGACCGTCACGTCATCTTCCGTTATCGCCATTTCTATTCAATAGTTTTGGCATGTGTAAATTCGGGTATTTCGCCATTCTCGGTGAAAAGCATCACATTTCCGCAGAAGTTATGATTGCGAATGGGTTCTTCGATAACACAAACCGTTTCCGAAGAATCGCCAAGAACACCCGTGGGATCGTATGAATAGACAACCATATTCTTTCGAGGTAGGTGGGTCTCCAGGAACCTTGCGTCGGACACGTACTCAAACTCTGTTGTGTCTATGAAGTGCGAAATATCCCTCTCGGAAAACAGCGGGTGCCCTCGCTTAACCCCCCACAGACCTGCCATGATTCGGTATCCGTGGTACGGGTGATCCCGCGTCGTGTATGCAGTGTATGTTGAGTTCATGAACTCGTTGATACACCAGCGATCTCGTGCGTGAATTCGGCTGTCCGCGTCACGTACACACACCACATCATAGTCACAGAAAAGTGCGCGGAATCTCTCCATTGTGTTTTTCAACCCGTCGTGTTCTGTTCCAATTACCGTGACTCCTAGGGATCTTACATAATCAACACAGTCGGGCGAGGCATACACACGAATATCCCAGGTCGGATAGTAGTCTCGTATCATCTCAACGTTACGAGCGAGACCCTTGCGGTACTTGTCCTGGTCTCCAAACAGGCAAAAAGAGAAGCACCCACGAAGAGACTGGATAAGTTGCTGTCGTCCCTGTGAAACGAGTGCCTGAATATCCCGCGAGACTATCGTGTATCGAGCACCGAGGCACTGGTTTTGAACGATGATATCCTCGCACATCTGGGCGCACCAGGGTTCATACACGCGAGTGATCCAGTCATCGCAGTGCCAGTTTGTGATGTCTGGGTGGAAGAAGGTTCCAAAGATATCATAGTGACTCCGATGGACGAAGGCGTTCTCAATCACCATCTCACCTCCTCCTCGCTTGCGACCCCAAAAATTAGCGGGGTAGCAGGGACCCACGACGCCCTTGTTCCCGTGGGACTGCAAGACCTCAATGAAACGCTCCGTCCACTTCCTTGACTGCAGAATCACGTCATCACCAATCTGGAAAAAGTACTCGTGTCCGTCAGCGACAGCCGTTTTGAAGAGCTCATTCCACACACGGGCGGGAGCATGCTGGCAGCCCGAGACAACACGAACCTGGAATCCACGACCGCGCAACTCATCTGCATACCGAAGGAAGAAGACATCGTCGTCGTCGATTCCCACGTAGATCTGGTACTTGTATGCTGGAGACCGCGACATTTCAAAGCGAGGCATGAAGGAACGGATCAAATAGCAGTCCTCAAGTCGCTCCCAGGGCTGGTTGCGACTGCAGATAGGTATGAGAACCGCAATACTCATGCGTCTCGTTTGTAGGAAGTCTCCCCTTCCTCTTTAAACAAATGACGACCGAGTTTGTCAAGCAGACTCTTCGCGAGAACCTGGCGCGCACGCTGGTTCCTCATATTGCCGACGGTCTCTGGAGTGTGTACGACAACGCCAAGACGGCCTGCCTCCGTAACAAGCAGCCCGAGATGACTCTGCAGACCTTCCAGAACCTCCTGACTCGGATCCCGCAGTGGACCGACGAGATTCTCAACAAGGAGGTCGAGCGCATTGAGATTGCCTCGAAGTGCGACTACCTGGAAGACCTCCTCCTGGGTGTCTTTGTCAGTTACATTCGTGCCTTCGCCAGCATGCAGCAGTCCGACAAGACCCACGTCGACGTCCACTTTGACCGCCCCTCTGTTTCCAAATTCATTCATGGGTTCTACAAGCTCGCCGCCCGCAAGAGCTGGAGCCAGGCGTATCTCTTCAAGACGATCGGTGTGTCCTCCGAGCAGCAGGCCCGCAACCGCCGCGACATTGAGACAATGCTTGAGTCCTGCATGAACGAGGTGGTGGATGGCTTCATTCCGTGGCGTGATATCTCGAAGGCGTACTTCCAGGCAGGCGGTGCTCGCGACACGCGTGAGACCCGCGAGACACCTGCGCCTCCGCCTACCCCTGAGGCACCGGTTCGTGCGCCGACGCCCGCTCCTCCCGTGACGTTTGGTGAGCCGGAGGTCCATGAGTTTGAGGACGAGGAGGATGAGGAGGATGAAGGGTATGACTCCGAGGACGAGGATCGTCCGAAGATCTCGGTTGGCGAGGAGATTGCCCTGGCAAAGGGAGACATTGAGGGAGACGGGGATTCGGTGGATACGGCAACCGAGCTCGAGCAAAAACTCAACCAGACAACCGAGGCGACTGTCTCGTTGAATTTGTAATCCGTAAGTCGTTAATCAGAGTAAAGATGGATCTTCAGACACTTCTGATCCTCGCCGCTATTGTGGGTGTCGTCGCCCTGGCCCTGTATGTGTGGGATCGTCGCACCAAGAAGCAGCCCGTTGACATCATTGACGCAGCCAAGATGACCCTGGGTGCGGGTGGAATCGCCGGTGGAGTGGCCTATGCGGTCGGCACCGACGCGGGTGCGGAGGTCGTGGAGACCGCCACGGCGGCCGTGCAGGAGATGTTCGTCGGTAAGCCGGACTTCTAATAGTTCTCATCCGGCGGCAGGCTCATGAGGCCGTACACCACAAAGAAGAACACAACCGTATGCAGAATCAGACCAAACGAGGTCGGGCACCCACCGACCGCGACACCGCTAATCAGTCCATTGATGAAGCGGAACGTAACTGGGTTGGCAATCAGAAAGAATGCCAACGCGGAATAGAGCGAGTACTTGGCCTTAAGCGCAGGGGACTTGACGGCCATTTACTCTTTATTGAATATATTTGTCTATGGACGCATATCAGCAGTATCGGGAGAGATATGACACCCTCGACACGATTGTTGTCTACGACTTTCGTCGGGGGTATGGTGGAATTGGGGACCTTGTCAAGTTTTTCATGCACGCCCTGCATCTCTGCATGAAGAACAATATCCGCCTCTATTACGCGGCAAACAATCTAGTCATTGAGAAGTATCTGCGACTTATCGATGACCGGATGTATATACGAACGGATACGCCCTTACTCCCGATGAAAGAGATCAATGAGAGCGACGTTGGGAGTCTCTCTCCTGGGGTATATCATTTTGTAACACCGTTTACGTTTTATCAGACGTTTCACTATTCGTATATTTCAGTCCCCATTGACCGGGTATTTACGTTTTCCGATGAGGTCCGACAGAATGTTGGGCGAGTCTTACCGGGCGTTATCGGTACCTCGTATATATCCGTACACCTTCGCATGGGAGACAAGTACCTCGATACCGACCCTGCGTTTGTTGCCTGTCCCAATGATGTGCGATCGTTCAGTGAACGAGTCATCTATAATCACCTCGTCTCAAAACTGAGGGAGACGCGGGTCGTCTTTGTATGCGATAACGAGACCTTCAAGAACAAGGTCCGCGGGTGGTTTCCGTCCGCCCTCGTTCCCAATACGGTGATCGGACACACAAGTCTCGAGAATACAAGTGAGCGACAGATTCTTGACGCGGTGACGGAGTTCTACCTTGTCGCAAATGGCAGGGAGGTTCACATGGCGTCAGAGTCTGGATTCCCGAGAGTTGCGGCGGCGTTTCGCAGGATACCTGTCATTACGATTCAATAAACAGACACGCCGTTCCCAGAGGAACCGAGGCAACCTGAAACGCTGTCAACTTCACAATCTCCCGACGCGGCACAGCATCCTTGCAGTACCGTGCAATCGCCTTATACAAATGGAATCCGTGATACCGATCGTGGTCGTCACGCTTCTCACGGAACATCACCGAGGTCCCATCACCTTGCGACATCCACTCCTGGAAGATCGAGAACAGAGGGTGATTGGATCCCGAGTCCGGACCCTCAGGAAACATATCCCAGAAGATCGAGGTCGCAAAGCGCGCTAGATCAAATGACGACGAGGGCGGCACGTGAGGATGCTGGGCGTCGTAAAAGGGCTCCATATTGTACTGACCCGCTGCCTCCTCATCTGGCAGGAACTGACTACTCACAAACATTCGCGGCTCCTTCATGCCCTGCAGACGGAGCGCAATCGACGCACGGTCAAAGTCGATAATCTTGATGAGGACCCCATAGGTCGGAATACGATACGCAGTCCCGTTGTGCTTGTAGTACAGGTACTCCTGGTCGGTCTTGACGTACATGACATTGTTGCCGTGGAGATCGTTGTGGACGAATCCAAACGTTCTCTGCGCGTACGCCAGGGCCATCACAATCTGCGCAACCCACGCTGCATGTTTGGCGGGTTCCGAATGAGTACGAATCAGAGAATAGAAGGTCCCCTCGCACGGTTCCATAACCGTGGTGACGACCGGCACATCCTTGAAGGTAGCCCAGGCGAACGGTTCGACATCGTCGTCGTCATCATCGTCGTCGTCCACGTCACTGGGACAGTCGCATGACCGGATATCAAAGACATCCTCCGAGTCGTCAGACTCATCCTCCTCATCCACGATGTCCTCGTCCTCGTCGGGATTCTCCGTGTTCGTCGGGCGCCCCACCTCACCTGGTTCACTCACGTGGTCCGCCGTCACATCCGCGACCCCATCCAGGACTGCCTCGCCACCCAGTTGAAGCTCGTTGCGTTGCTTCCGAGTATGGCGGAAGTCATCGCCCATGTCGGGTGTCCGAAGGCGAAGTTCAAAGGTCGAGCCCAGATTGTTACCAAACCAATGGCGATCGGCAAGATCTTCGTAGTCATCCGAGATATCGATGGTGTGCGAGGCGGCGATACCTGTGTAGACACCATACACCTTCGGGAAGTGCACACACTCCGACTCAGAGAGGGCGATGGAGGCGAGGGCACCCACGTAGGCAGCCGTGTGAGGGCTCTGGATACGTTCATTGAGTTCAACACCCACGTCGTTCGGCTTCGGGAGTCCAAAGGCTCGATAGTCGCCCCGCATCCACTTGAAGGGACTCAGAATCATGGTTGTCTTCCGATGAATAGGGACCGACCGACCCTTGACTCGGATGCTCGTCTCACTCTCAATCGAGTCCATCGACTCTGCCACCTTGATCCCATAATCCTGCAAGGAGGCGATCGTCTCCGTCTTGAACAACTTCTCAAACGGCGGGAGGAAGGGCTGGGGGTGCTTGAGACCCCACAGCGATCCATCCAGTCGAGGAAAGCGATGCATCTTGAGGGACACAGCTGTAGTCCGAAGATCCTTCCCCATTATTCAGAGGTCAGTCAAGGAAATGCGAAATATAAACGACGGTTTCTTTCGTGCTCTTGAATAACAGTCGGATGGCGATGAACTTCCACCTACGCAAGTTTGATATCACCATGCTCAAGGACCGATGCGAGATGGATTCTCGCAAGAGTCCGATGATGGTGGTGATTGGAAAGAAGGATACAGGCAAGTCCTTCTTGGTGCGCGACATTCTCTACAACGTCCAGCGGGAGTTCCCCGTCGGCACTGTGATCTCCGCCACGGAGGCGGCCAACGAGTTCTTCCAGCACATGGTCCCCTCGAAGCTCATTCACGACAAGTACAAGCCCGAGATTGTCACCAATGTCATCCGCCGGCAGATGGGTATGAAGCAAAAGCGCAATCAAGACAAGACCTCTCGCGGGGGCTCGTCCAGCATCGATACTCGCGCCTTTCTGATTCTCGACGACTGTCTCTACGATGCCAAGTCGTGGATCAATGAGGAGTCGACCCGCTACGTCTTCATGAACGGTCGTCACATTGACTTGATGACCATCATCACCATGCAGTACCCACTGGGTATCACGCCCAATCTGCGTACCAACGTCGATTTCGTGTTTATCCTGCGCGAGAACATTCTCGGCAATCGTCGTCGTATCTACGAGAACTATGCTGGCATGTTCCCGACCTTTGAGATGTTCTGTAGTTTCATGGATCAGTGCACGGAGAACTACGAGTGCATGGTGATCTGCAATAATGTGAGTTCGAACAAGCTCGAGGACCAGGTCTTCTGGTATAAGGCATCCGATCACCCGCCGTTCAAATTGTGCGACCAGAGTCTCTGGTCAAACAATCAGCCGTTTACGAGTGCAATGATGGCGACGGAGGAATATGACCCCACCAAGTTGGGGCAAAAGAAGGGTCCGAGTGTGTGGGTGAAGAAGGAGGGGAAGAATTAGCTGCATTTAGCGCCGGCCGCCCATTTCCACCTTGACGTCGGGCGGGGTCATGCTCGCCTTACGTATCGCCGTGAGCGACGTTTGCCGGCGGGCCGTAAGGCGCCGTTGAAGCAGGTTCGAACGACGCTCCTTCTTCTTCGAGATACGGCGCTCGATCTCGGCCTTCTTCTTCTTGAAGAGCTTTGTGGTCTTCAGAGCCTGTTTTCTTGCCTCCTTCGAGCGCTGAAGATGATGGCGGGCGGCCGCCTCTGTGGCCTTCTTCATCTTGTCCTCCTTCGCCTCGAGTTCCTTGATGTCCTTGTCAAGGGTCTCACGTATCTTCTGGGCCTTGATCGAGCGAGTCAGGGCCGACGACGTCGCGTTCTTATTCTTACGCGTCGCTCGGGTACGACGCGACACAGGACGCGGCCGCGCGATACCAGGCGCGTATGTGGTTGCCGCGGGAGCGGGAACAACTGCGGGCGCAGGCGCCGGTGCAACCGTGCGAAATCCTGTCTCCAACGTAGACCCGGGAGGCGGCGGCACGGGAGCCTGCGCGGCCCGTACCTGTTGAACCGCCCGTCCAATGTTCTCATTGAGTTCGGCCTGGCTCGGAACGGCCATTTATATACTCAATAGACTTTACTCACGTTAGTCGGATTAGTCGCGAATCGCCCCCTCCGACGGGTGAACGGGCTTGGACGCATCCTCCAACGCACGACGCTCCGACTCCGCCGACAGAGCATTCTCCTTCGCACGACGCTCGTTCTCCTCCTTCTGGCGCTTGATCGAATCCTCACGCTGGTCCGCGAAGAAGATCTCCTTGTTCGCCTCGTTCTCCTTGTACTTGCGCATCAGCTCGTTCAGCTCCTGGACCGCGTACTCGACCTCCGGCATCAGGTGCTCCGAGGGATCCCACGCGAGCCACGTACCGACCTTGCCGATGAAGAGGTTGTCCTTCGGGTACTTGCGCTGGAAGACCTTCGCCACAATCTGCGCCTCCTCCACCGTCGCGAACGAACGACGAACCTTGACACCACGGACGTTCGACTGGAACTCCACCTTGTTGTCGTACTCCTCCTGCAGGTCCTTCTCATGCTTGAGGAGGAACACCTGCCACTGCTCGGGGACATCCGTCTGCTTGATCTCCTCCTTGCGCACCTTGGCAAAGTCCTCCGCATCCTTCAGCAGGTCATCTACCTTGAGGTTGTACTTCTTCGAAAGGAAGACCATCAGGTGCTCCAGACCCTTCACCTTCCACTCGTAGTCCATGTACTTGATGAACTTCTCAAACATGAACTCCTGCTTCTGCTTGACGATCTTCTCGGGCGAGAGGAAGGACACAATGCAGTACTTCTGCGTCGGGATCTCGGGGTCCTCGTCCAGGTAATCAACATCGACGCCCGCCTCGTCCTTCTTCGGGAGGGTCACAGTCTCGCGGGGCATTTATTGATACTCTCGGTTCCTTTGAAAGTCGTTTCTACGCAAAGAATAAATGTATGACTTGATAACCGTCGCGCTTCTGTTTGTGGTGCTCGCGCCCGGCGTCGTCCTGAACCTCGGGTCGTCGCCTCTGATTGCTGCCCTCGTCCACGCGGTTGTCTTCTACCTTGTCCTGCGGTTCGTCTCCGTGTACGTGCCTTGGTGGGGTGTGTGGACTGTGGCGGCGCTGGTGATTGGTGGAAAGTTGTATGCCTCTCGGACAGCAACCTATTGACGAAAAATTCTCGCGGTTTTTGAATAAACAATGGACTCTTCTTCGAAGCCGAAGCCTACCCCCTCTGCCGGCGTCGACGTTGCGGACCTGGTGATGCGCCTGGTCAAGTACCTCCTCGAGGGTCTCGCGGTGGCGATCGCGGCCTTTGTTCTCCCCGGCAAGACCCTCAAGGTGAGTGAGGTCGGCATGATTGCCCTCGTCGCGACGGCCACGTTCGCCATCCTCGACATCTACGCGCCCTCGGTCGGCGCGGGTGCTCGCCAGGGCGCGGGCTTCGGTATTGGCGCGAACCTCGTGGGTTTCCCCCGCGTGTAAGCGCGTGTAACCACTAAAATATTCATAAACAATAATGGCGGATACCGGACCTGCACCGGCACCTGCTCCCAATCCAACACCCACTGTAACACCTGAATGCGGACCGCCGGCTGTTGCCACACAGCCACCGCCAGCGGCCCAGATGCCTCTCTTGTTCCCAGATGTGCCGGCATCCAAGGTTTACGACATCACCGAAGAACTGAGAAAGAAGTACCGGTACACGCCCAATCTGCAGACCGGTATGGAAACGGAACTGGGCGGAGGCTACTGCGCGGCATGGTCGTTGTGGATCCAAACAAAACTCATGAAACTGACTGCGGAAGAGTACTGGAATCGTCCCCTTGAGGATCGTTTGGAAGTCTATAAGACGGTCATTTATGGAGGAAAGGACAACCCCGATCCGAAGAAGACCTTGTTCGAGCCGCCGCCCGCTCTTGTGATGAAAACTCAGTTGGAGACGACGCTTGAACCTGGAAAGCGCGTCTTGGCTCCTCGGGCGAGGAGGAGTGCGAAAACAGGGGAGGTCGAAACAATCACGCCGGCGCGTTCGCCGTTTACCGCGGAGGGAGCGAGTACGATGCACGATAACTTTAGAATCAAGGTGATGAATCCGGCAATTCTGGAGAATCCCGACACTCCGTTCTACTGGTTTATTACCATCAACGGACACGGGTATCACATCTTCAATAAGACGGGGTCTATGCGGTTTGGCGAGTTCATGGAGTTTAACAGGACAAAACACGATCCCAAGCCCATTCTATTCAACGTGAGTCTGACAGTGAAAAATAGCCGATTCAATCATGCCCTGTGTTGTGTGTACTTCCCGAAGTCTCACGAGATCGATGTTATCACGACGTATGTGATTGGGCCGTCAATGAATAAGAACGATATTATCGAGGCGAGATATCAGCCGATTACGATGTTTGATGCGGCTCGGAATCAGATTGAGAGATTCCTGCATCTGCCCCTCACCCCGAAAACCGCCGGTCGGCGCAAGACATACCGGAAGCGGTCGTCGGCACGCAAGACCCGTAAGCGGAAGACGCGCAACTAACCCGTGATAAACTTCAACCCCGACGAGATCAACGAGGCGACCGAAACCGAGATGGTCGAGGCATAGTTGGTCTGTGTCGCGTGCAAACTATGAATCAGAAAGGAACACACCGGACTTCCCGTGGCTACCAAGGAGTGCACGACCTGTTCCAGGGAATGCGGGACACAGTACGTGTCATACAACTTTGCACTTGCGTAGTGAACTCCATAGTTCAACCCCAGTGCGACGACAGCATTCTGAACGGCAACAAACACCATTTTCACTTACCTAAGATTCTATATGCAATGGTCTACCTCGTTCGTTTCGACGGACGATGGTTTCGTATTACTGCAAAACCGTTTGAACCAGAACGGATGACGACGGATATTGCGTGGTTGCAGATCAAGGAGGGTCTGACGCCTGCCGAGGCGTATCGTCGTTGGTTTGAAGACCAGCGTAGAATTTCTCGCCTCCTTCAACAATGAACTATATCATCCTTGCACTCTGTATCTTGGTGATTGTTGTTCTGGTCTACAAGTTGTGGAAACCTGCGGTCACGCCTAAGCGCCCTGTGCCGTCTGGTGAGGCGCGTGTCTACTTCTTCTTCACGAACTGGTGTGGGTTCTCCAAGAAGGCAATGCCCGAGTGGGAGAAAATCGAGGAGCAACTCAAGAAGACCCCGTACTTCGGAACCACGCACGTTGTCCCCATTCGGGTCAACTGCGAGGAGGAGGTCAAGACCTGCGAGTTGTACGGCGTGGACGCCTATCCCACCTTCAAGATTGAGACCCCGTCCTCCTTGATGGATTACACCGGCAAGCACAAGGCAGAGAACATCCTAACTCATCTGCGGAACACGTTTGGCAAGGAACGCGAGAGTCTGTGAGTGACCCTCCTTGAAGAGCATCTCCTTCATCTCAGGCGTGAGTTCCTGCAGGATACTTATCTCATTGTTCTCAAACCAAATCGTATTCTTACCCACAGACGAGCGGCGGGAGACCTCGTAGATATCGCCCATGTAGTCCAGGATCGTCAATGAATCCAAATTCGATGCGGTGAGGGATTTCGTCGAGCGACTGATGTGTAGGACGAGGCAGTCGGACGGCACCGCGGAGTCCAGGTAGTGAAGACAGACACCTCCATCCACATACAGATTGTTGTAGAGCATTTGCGGTTCAAACACAAACGGCAGACAGCAGGAACACCGAATCGCGGTCAGCAAGGGGACCTTTCCCGTCAGGATGGTCGGCCGAGTTGTCGTGAGATTCGAGGCAAAGATGTGTAGTTTCTGCGGCGCCTCATCTATCATCTTGTCACGAAGGTCAACGCCTTGTGACAAGAATGCATCGATGATCGTTTGTTCGAACAAGGTCATCGGGAAGATACCCTTGTTATACATCAGCGACAGGACGCTCTCGAGCTTGAGAGGGGGCAGGATATTCGATAACTGGAAGTGAGAGTCGAACATGGACTTGATCTGCGTTGCGTTCAGATTGAAGGCCACTGCGGTCGCCACAATCGAACCGATCGAGGATCCGTAGACTCCATCGGGGAAGAGTAGGTTACCTCGCTTCGACTCCAGTGCCGCAATGGCACCGACATGGAGACCTCCGCGAACCCCGCCACCGCCAAACGCGATAGACCTAAACATTCTGTTCTCTCACTAGTAAGCATGCTGAAAGCCCGTGAGGTGTGGGAAGAGCAAGAAGCTCGTAAGGAACAGCGTATGGCTGCCATGCGACCCGTCCTCGGACAAATTCACGCACAAATTCGTCGTCAAGCCATTCACGCGCCCACGGCCCCCTACATCGTGTACGAGGTTCCTAGTTACGTGTTTGGATATCCCATCTACCAATTCTCGGAAGCACGTGACTATCTGATGGACTCTCTTCAGAAGTCTGGGTTTATGGTGTGGGTTGTTGACGAGAAGTATATCCTGATTTCCTGGGTCAAGACACAGGGTGGTCGCTCGGGTGCCTACCGCCCTCCGCTCATCACAAACTATCGCCCCCAGGTGTACGATCCCCATGCCTTGGGGAGCATGTTGAGGTAAAACGAAAGAGACAAGGCGCTTACAGAGAGTCCCATGCAATGCGAGCACACGGACGTTGCGATTGATGACGGGGAGCGCGTGTGTGGATGCTGTGGATCGATCCTGGGATCCTACATTGACGAGGGCGCCGAGTGGCGTGTCTATGGAAACACGGAAGACGACCCCTCGCGCACGGGAACCATCACATCTGAACTCCTTCCCAACTCGTCGTACGGGTCAATGATGATGCGCCGTCGGACTCCGAACCAGTCCGAGGAAGCCAAGTCTATCGCCAAACTCTCGTCGTGGTCGTTCTCGTCGCACGGCGAGCGCTCCTGGATGGGTATCTTTGACGCGATTCAGTCTACAGCTATTCGTGCTGGACTCACCAAGGCGATTGTGCTCGACTCGTGTGCGAAGTTCAAGAATGTCGAGGACGCCCAGAAGACCCGAGGGGAGACTCGTCGAGCACTGATGGCGGCCTCCGTGTTTGTGGCGTGCCGTCAGAACGATGCGACACGATCGCATGAGGAGGTGGCAAACCTCTTCCATGTCAGTATTCGGAGTCTATGCAAGGCTCTCATGAAGTTTGATGAGGAAGTGTCGACGGTCCTCAGTACGCAGCTCGGTCTGGCCGAGCGCATGTGTGCGGACCTCCAGTTGTCTGACACCGACCGCGATCGTGTGATTCTGATGCTGCAAAAGCTCCCCGAGATGGAACACACACCCAAGACCATTGTGGCAGGTGTTCTCTCGATTGTCTTAGAGGGGCAGATGTCCCGAGTCTCGGAGATCTCGGGTGTTTCAAGTGTGAGTGTTCGTAAGATTGTGGAGAAACTTAAGGGGTTAGTGGGAAGTGCGTGATCGACCAGTACAGGGTATGAGATGAACCACCAGAGTTGCTTATATTGATATTAGGATACGACGAGGTAGGGTCAACGATGTGTGCGTATCCGCCTGCATCTACAACCTCGTTTGTCATTCGAATGACGGTTCCCGACACGTTCACATACAATCCCGTCTCGTAGTTTGCACCCGCCGTCGTAATATCCTGAACGGAGATAAGTGTGTTCCCCAACTTTGTGAGCGAGGTTCCATCGCCGAAGGTTCCAATTGTAACAACGCCTCCTGCGGCCACCGCATTCGATCCCGCGGAAGAGTAGTACCCTCCTGTTGACTGTGTGGCACCGTTCACGTTGAGGGAGTTATACGGTTGCATCTGGATACCCATTTTTCCACTGATATACACGCCCCCGCTCACATCCAGACTCAAGGGTGCCGCCGATGTGGTGCGGTTCGAGGTTCCAATACCGACCCACCGGTTCGAGAAACTTCCAAAGATAAGGTTGTTGATGTTCAATGAGTTAGATATGTTCCCCGGAGGCACGAGGCTGTGTCCGATGTAGATGTTGTTCGAGCCCGCATTTCCGGTGGAGTTTCCGATGAAAATATTGTTCGATCCAGCGCCCTTCGTTCCAGAACCGATAGCAATAACATTCAAGGCATCTGTCACACTGGACCCCACCGACGATCCCAGGTACACAGAGTTCGTGATTCGCCGTGCGCCGCCCCCCGCGCCGTACCCCACGGCAGTGAGGTTCACGTTTCCAGTGTCTTCCGTGTAGGCCTGACCCGACCCCACACCGACGTACACGTTGTTGCCGATACTTGTGCCTACCTGCGCACGGAAGACGCGAACCTCATTACCGATATAGGTATCGATGTTCGACATCTCCATGTGAGGCGTGAATCCAACACCCTCGGCATAGTAATATACGGGGCGGAAGACAGTCGTAATCAGGTTTTGGACGTTTGTCGTGCTACTCATTATTTCTAGACTAGACAATCCGTTTATACGCTTTCTCCCTCATATATATAGCAGTATGTCCTACGCGCTATTCCCCATCAAGTCCTCCGAGCAGCACCTGTACGATATGTATAAGAAGTCGAAGGCGTCGTTCTGGACGCCCGAGGAGATTGACTTTTCGAAGGATGCCGAGGACTGGGCGCGCCTGAATGATGACGAGCGCCACTTTATCAAGCGTATTCTGGCTTTCTTTGCCGGGTCCGACGGACTCGTCCAGGAGAACCTGGCGACCCGGTTCCAGCGCGAGGTGAGCTCGCAGGTCGTCAAGCTCTTTTACAGCTTCCAGAATGCGATGGAGGGCATTCACGCGGAGACCTACAGTCTCCTGATCGACACGTACGTCAAGAACGCCGAGGAGCGGAACTTCCTCTTCAAGGCCATCGACACGGTCCCCTGCATCGGAAAGAAGGCACAGTGGGCTCAGAAGTGGATTGACTCGTCCGACGACTTCCAGACCCGCCTGATTGGGTTTGCCTGTGTGGAGGGCATCTTCTTCTCGGGTGCCTTCTGCTCCATCTACTGGCTGAAGAAGCGCGGTCTGATGCCGGGTCTCACGTACTCGAATGAGCTGATCTCGCGCGATGAGGGTCTGCATACGCTGTTTGCGGTGGCACTGTATCACACGCTGGAGTCTCGTCCAGAGCTCCTGATTCACACGATCATCAAGGAGGCCGTGGAGCTCGAGAAGGAGTTCATCTGCGAGGCACTTCCCTGCTCCCTGATTGGCATGAACGCGGGGATGATGAGCCAGTACATTGAGTTCGTGGCGGATCGTCTGGCGGTCCAGCTGGGGGCATCCAAGATCTATAAGACGCAGAACCCCTTTGACTTCATGGAGCTCATCAGCCTCGAGGGCAAGACCAACTTCTTCGAGAAGAAGGTGTCCGAGTACTCGCGTCCCACGGAGGCGATTGGCGACCTGGCGTTCGACGTGGAGGACTTCTAAAAACGAATCTAGATTCATCAAGGCAAAGAGACGCCCCTCCCAAAATGCCTAGCTTTCAGTTCTCCGTCGCCCTGTGGAATAACAACAAGTCCATCAGCCCTGCTACCGTCCCCGAAAAGGTGATTCAGTGGTACATGGATTCGGCGCCCGAGATGTATGAGCTCACAAATATGAAGATCCGTCACGTCACGGGCAGTGTCTTTGAGGCGACCTGCGACTTTGTGGACGGACAGGAAGACAAGACGAGCATCGAGTGTTTCATAGACAACGACGAGGATGGAAATCATCTTCTTCGTGTTCTAGGAGGTAAGTTTCTTGTGATGGGACAGCTGACGAGCTACAACGGAATCTCTGAGGAAGAGTAAATGAAGACTCGTAAGGCGTCTCGCGTGTTTCGTATGCCCCGTAAGATGTCAAAGGCGTATTGTAAGAAGACGGCGTGTCGCAAGATGGGCTTTACCCAACGTGCATCGTGTCGCCCGTGGAAGAACTGCTATAAGAAGAATTAGTAGATAATCACGTTACCAGCGGGCGTCACCAATTTTTCATCTCCCTCCTTGGAGGGCTTGAGGGGCACGGAGAAGTACTCGACGTTGAGCGCGCGCAGAATATAGCTGAGGATGTACCAGAACAGGGTGATGGCTATCGCGACACCAATGATCGTCTTAAGGAGTCCGAAATAGCTCGTGGCCTGCTTTGCCGCCATCGCGCCCATTGCGGCGGCCGCGAATGTCTCAATATAAGCACCTCCCTTCTTCGGCATTTATTAGAGACCGCGATTATTTCGTTTAAAGAGGGCGGAACTCTTCGGGACACATTCATAAATGGAGTTTCTTCATGCCTCGATTGCTCTTCTTGCGTCCATGGTCCTCGTCCTGGCCGGAATGGTGGGGTGGCTGTACTGGCAGCAGACGCGCTTGTTCCAGAACATGAACAGCATGGTCATGGTGATTGGCGAGCTGGCGCGGCCCGAGCACCACCCTGTGACACATGAGGTGCATGAGACACCCGAGGAGGCGGACATCAAGCCCACGAGCGACGAGACAGTGCCCGAGCCCGTGAAGGAGGAGGATGAGGCGGAGGACGACCGTGCGACGGTTGAGCCTGAGGGCGCTAACGCGGGAAAGAAGGTTGACACAGTGGATGGCCCGCCCGAGCCCCTCGACCTGGATGCCCTCGGTAGCAAGTCCACCAAGGAGATCCGGGAGCTTCTGTCGAAGCGTGGCATCCCCTTTGGCCCTCGTGACTCCAAGTCTGCCCTGATCTCCCTGCTCAAGGCGGTTGCGTAAAAAATAACATTGAATGGTAATGGACGGGGGCGTTCTAGCAAGCAAGCTGTCTCAGCGGAAGACAGCCCTCGGTATCTCGCTGGTGAAGTCACTTCGTCGCGACGTTCGTCAAGCTCAAATTGCCTTTGTTCATCGCTCGCAGGCAGAGAATCGTGAAATCACCCAAGAGGATGTGGACGAGGTAGGACGCAAGGCAGAGGCCAGGTGGTTCAGGAACAATCGCCAGGGCGTGACACGTACAGGTGGTCGTCGTCGCAAGGGCAGGGTTACGCGTCGTATATATCTTGGTGGCGCAACACGCGCCGAGGTTTGTGAGAAGATATACGCGGCTGCAAACGCGAACGAGGCGAACGCTATCTACAAAAAGGCAGCACTTCAGTTTCACCCTGATAAGGGTGGTGATCCGGAAGATATGAAGGCGATTAACGACTGCATTGACCGTAAGCGGGACGGATTGGGCCCGCGCGGCTCTCCTGCACCCCGGCCGCCGCCGCCTGCGCCGGCTCGCCCCGCTCCGGCTAAGCGCTCACCTCCCCCACCCAATCCCGAGCGCGCGCGTAGAGAAAAACTGACTGCCCTCGACGCCCACCGCGCCCTAACGAGGAGGAAGAATCATAAAGACATGATACGCGCAGCTATACAAAACGACGTGTCCAGGATGGAGGAGTTGCTTAAGGATCCAGTCAGTACGGAAGTCATAAACCAGGAATATTATCCTACAGATAGTCGGAATGGTTCGATTCTTTGCACAGCTGCGATGTATGGAAGTACAGACATTGTCCGCCTTCTCCTTCAGGTTCCCTGTATTGACGTTAATAAGCGCGCGGGCAGTAATCTCACGGCGATTTCTATAGCTGCATCGAAGGGACACACCGATATCGTTCGTCTTCTTCTTGGGGCGAAGAATATTGAACTGAATGGAATGTCGGGAGAGCCCCTGCACAGTGCATATAAGAGTGAGAAACCACCGTACGGAAACCCCGGCGATCGCAAAGAGATCATGGAACTTCTTATCAATGCGGGAGCCGTCTATAACGGGTCATACATCTAAACTTACACGTCGAACCCGTAAGAATCGCAAATGAAAGTGGTATCTTTCGATATTGGAATCCGAAATCTAGCCTATTGTGTCCTTGAAGGCACCTCACGAAATGACGTGAAGATCGTTGATTGGAATATCATCGATCTTCTCTCTGAACAGGCCGGCGTCGAAGCGACCCGGTGCCACAAGTGCCCAGCGGCCGCCTCGTGGTCGAATGTGGGTGAAGGTGTGGCGGCCTGCTCGAAGCACAAGCCCAAGTCTGTCAAGAAGGTGACCAAGAAGGATATGATGGGTCGTACCCTGGAATCCTTGCAGGAAGAACTGCGGACGCTGAAGCAGGAGGTCGCCACCAGCAAGGCCAAGTGTGTCAATCTGTTGTTTGGGTATCGCAAGCAGCACGCCTGGATTCGATCCGTCAAGTCCAGTCACTCTGGCTCGATTCTGGATTTGTCGCCAGCGATCGTGTCTGCCATCGACAAGAAGGCAGCCTCGTGGAAGGGTAGCAATATCGTGGCCTTTGAGAATCAGCTGGACCGCCGTATGTTTGCCGTGCAGGGTATGTTGCACATGTTGTTCACGTGCCGGGGGTTCAAGTGCCAGGGCGTATCGGCTACCCACAAGCTCACCAACATGCTCACGGTGGAGGACACGACGAGCTCGTACAAGGGACGCAAAAAGACAGGTATTGCACATGCAACGGCTCTTGTTCCGGGGGTGTGGAGAGCACACATGCTCGCCCACCCCAAGAAGGACGACCTGGCCGATTCCTTTTTGCAAGGTCTGTGGGTGTTGGAGCACAGCAAGTGAAACAGGGTGCGTTGAAACTTTCAGAAGACGCTCCAAAAGGAATAGTAAGAATGGACGTGGACTTGCTCATCAACCCCCAGATGGGTGGGATCGCAAGTCTCGATACCGTCGATATCCCCACACTCTCGTTTGATGAAGCCCCGCCGCCGCCGCCCGAGCCGAAGCTCGTCCCGAACTTTGAGGAGACAGGTCCGTCTCGTGTGAATGGATTTGACAACTTCAACGCTGAGCCGTATGCACCGTCTGCCCCCAAGAAGGTGAGCGAGGACGCTCTCCTGAAGGAGAAGTACGACATGCTTCGTAAGTTCGAGCGCCTGTCGAAGATGGGTGTGCCGATGCGCAAGCGCTTCACGATTGACAGCCCGATGGAGGAGATGCGCCTTGAGCTGGAGTTCATCAAGAAGGAGCGCGCGGCGGATGCGACCATCAAGCAGTTCTCCGAGTGGTTCGTGACGGGCATGTCGGCTATGGAGTGGAGCTCGAAGAACGTGGCGCTCATGCGGGCCTTTGGTCTGCAGCTCGATGGTCTGTCGGAGGCGGCCCAGATGAACGTGGTCGACCTGGAGGACGACTTTGAGGAGCTCTACGACATGTACGGCGAGAACATGAAGATGCACCCCCTGGTCCGTATCCCCCTGCGTACCTGCATGATGATCTACATGGTGCACCTCACGAACCAGATGACTCGCAAGGCGCCGATCCCGAACATCGATGAGATCATGCGTCAGAACCCGGACATCGCTCGTCAGCTGGCCTCCGCTGCGATGCAGAATCAGACGCAGCAGATGAACCAGATGCGCGGCTCGGCCGCTGTGCCTCCTCCTCAGGCACCTCAGCAGTCGTCGAACCCTCTGGGTGGTCTGATGAACTTCATGCAGCAGGTGCAGCCCACCGCTCCTCCTCCCAATGTTGTCCCTCGCCCGCCGCCGGAGGATAAGAAGATCAATATTGGTGTTCGCAAGCCCGCTCAGCAGCGTGCCCCTGCGCCTGCGCCGGCCCCTGCGCCGGTGGAGATGCGCCCTCCGGCCAACATCGATGACCTTCTTCGCGAAATCAAGTCGACCGTCGTGCCGAACGGTCCGCCCCCTCCGGCGCCCGAGAAGATGAAAAAGAACAAGCCCGGCTCGACAGGTAAAAATTCAGTTGTAATTAAGTTGTAAGTTTGTAAGTTTGTAAGACAGGTTCACGGGTTCACAGGGTCGCTATCCTCGCGCTCGTGCTCATTGCACTCGCCGTAGTGGCACTCCACACAGTACGCGGCCGACCGCTGAATGTGATTGCTGAACTCGTTGCTGATCCGGGACATGCAGTCGGAGCAAATCCACTCGCCGTCGAACCACACGTTAGACACGCGGTGCGCGTGGCAGCGCTCGCAATCCATGTGGGCGGGCTCAGACTGCGCCTGCTCGCAGTCGTAACACTGGTCCGCGATACCGAAGCAGTTGCGGTCGAGCCACATCTCGCATCCGCGGCAGAACGCCGTGCGCCGCTCCTCCTCGAACTCCTCCATGTTGTTATCCTCGTCCACCGCAGGAATCGTCCCCGTGTCCGCCGGCTCGGCGCAGTGAGGGCACGTCTCAAGGTTCTTCACAATGACGACACCGCCATTGTAATAGTGCCCGCCCTCGTCGACATAGTCGCGGTACTTCTCACCGACCTCGCGGACCGCGGCCGCGTTGCCCGTGTAGCCGTTTGGCCAGAACTCCACACGAATCTCGTACTCGTAGATCCAGTAGCCCGGGTAGGGCACCGACTCCACCACGCGCGTGTTGACAGCTCGAAGAGCGAACTTGGGTCCCATCAGGTGGTTGAGACGAAGGAGGAGGTCCGTGTGCTGGACAACCTCGTGCAGTGTCACATAGATATCCTCCATCTCGTGGTGGAGGACAACGTGAGCGCCCTGGTGCGTTGCGTTGTGGATCACGTCCCACTCGACGTGCCCCTCGGGGCGGAAGACCCGCGAGTACGTCATGACGGGGACGTACAGGTCCATCGGGAGGTTCGCGTTCTTGACGCGCTCGATGAAGTCGTCGCGGATGAACATCAGCTTCTCCAAGCGGATGTAATCGTAGAGGTAGTTGTTGGCCCACTGAAGGGCCTTGGCGCGCACATCTGCGCGGCGGTTACGCCACGTTGTTGCAAGCGTACGAGAGAGCTCGTCCATCTGAGTAGAGAACGACATTTTGCTGGGAGGGAGGATAGTCTTGATCTACATAAACTTGGTTTCGTTTTGGTTCACTTCCCGCCCTTGAAGAGCAGAGGTGCCTCTGTATCAAAGGCAGGTTGGTCTGCCTTGGAGTTCGCCGCATCTCCAGGCTTTCCCTTGTTCGCCATTCCCTCGCGGTTCTTGAGAGAGATACCCGTGGCGATGATGATGAAGCCCGCCGTCAGGAGCAGAGAGGTCACAATATCGTGAGTCGCCACGAAGCACACCGCGAAGATGGCCACACGGCGAAGCACCAGGTTGCGCTGGTACTCCTCCGGATTCCCACTGAACTCATCCACGAGGTGACGAGACCCAATATTCAAAAGAATCATCATAACGCCCAAGAAGAGCTTGCTATTATTCACGGCGTCCAACATTGTTGAGTACGCACATTTTATACCGGGGCGACCGTAGAGGAGGTTGTTGTCGCTGGTTGCGCGCCTCCACTGGGTGTGGTCTGAGGACCCGCAGAAGACATCGCCTGGGCCGCCGCACTACCCGTCGTCATCGGGAGTGTCGTATTGGTGACCGTACCACCCGTCGCCGGAGCGGGGGTCGAAGACGTCCCAGGAGATCCGGGCGGCGGGGGAGGGATACCAGGATCCACGGGTGCCACAGGGGCACTCTGGTTGGTCTGGTTGGGTTTGCACTCCTTCTTCACAAGGTCCCAGGCATATCCATCAGGGCAGAGGCACATGATGGACCCCATCGACGTATCCTCCTTCCCATCCTTGTTGATGCACGCCGAGTTCGTGCTGTTGGGGTTGAATCCAGGGTTCTTGCACTTGCACTGCTTGGGTGCCACGTCGAGGTGCTCCCACACGTTGTCGCGCTGGTGGCGAGCATACACGAGCGCAAGAAGCACACCGATCGTCGGCGACACACAGAGGATCTTGTACGCAACCATCGTGAGGAAGATCACTTTTCCAACATTCGACGACAGGAAGGCGCGCAGGGGCTCGGGCTCTGGGATGAAGGTCAGGTAGACGATGAGTCCCGCACTAATCACTATCTCCTGTTGGCGTGTGAGCTTCATTTGTATTTCTATCATATTTTTCTGTGCTTCTTGAAACAATGAACTATACCTCACTGGAGGAGGCATATGGAAAACCCTTCGAACAGCGGGTGCCGGTGAGTCACTCCAAGAAAGATGCGAAGGAGGAACCCGTCGCCAAACCCGAGTTCTCGAACCTGGGCGACCGTGCTGCCGCTTCGAAGGAGAAGAATAAGGACCTCATTGCCTCTGTGACGGGAACTCTGCCCCTGGACCGGACGCCTGCGACGGAGAACTTCAAGGTGCCGGAGACCGTGCCGCCGCCCACACTTCGTCAGGCGATCCGCGAGCAGTTCACGCAACCGATGCCCTCGAATATGGTGGGTGCCGATGATGACAAACTCTCTCGTATTCTGCGGTTGATTGAGCAGAACAAGACAGGCTATGAGCGCCCTGCAACGCAGGACATGGTGTTGTATATTTTTACGGGTATCCTGTTTCTGTTTACCTTTGATACGTTTGTGACGATCGGCAAGTCGATGCGGGGTCGTTAATTAGCTCTACGACGAGTCCGGGCGATCGCGCAGGAAGGTCTGCATCGACGAGAAGTTATCAAAGCCATTATCCATGTACTCAATCTCGAAGGTCAGCGCAAAGTTGACCGTGTTCACATTGCTACTGACCGCCTTGCCCTTATCGTTGGTCCAGTACAGGAATCCCTGCGATCCTTGTTGGGAATGCAAACGCGTCCGAACACGGAGACGATCGAGCTTGGCAATCGGGGGGTAGTACTTGGCAATGTTCTCCTGCCCCGAGTGATCGTTGTACTCAATCATATATGCATTCGACCCCAGCGGACTGATATCGGAACGCTGAGTGATGAAGGCAGGGATCTTCGCAAAGAAGGCATCGGGATACTGCGAGCGGTTCGCACCCACCGCACCCTCGTCGGTCTTGTTGAGTCCATCCAACTCCACAAGGAAGTACGTCGGAAGAGGCGCCGTCTGGATCGTATCATTCGAGAAGGTCCCCGAAGGAATGTTCTGTCCGTTCGAATACGAGTGCGCCACCGAGTAATCCAGTGTCGGGAACTCGGCACTCATCAGACGAATCGACACCACCTTCTCGTACGTGCGAGGGAGGTACACGACAAACTCGCCGTTCGTGTAGTAGAGGAGGGTATCACGATCCGCCGAGTCCACGTGCAGGACCTTCTTGATCGTCCGGAGCACCGGGTTGGGTGCGGACTTGCTGATTATCTGCCCGCGATTGTCAAACTGCATGATTTGTATTGTTATTTAGCGTG